AACATCTTCCTTACTATCAACATCTTCCTTACTATCAACATCTTCCTTACTATCAACATCTTCCTTACTATCAACTTTTTTTTCTTTATTGTCCATGAAACCATAAATATGTTAGTGTTTAATTATAAGTTAGTAGAGTAATGAAACTAAATTTCAAAGAATTCATTAATGAAACAAATGTCCCTGGCGCATCTTTGTCAGGAGGGGCATTCGTTTCTAGCGATATGTCAGGAAGTGAACAAAGCAGTACTTTTTCCATGACAGGGAGACCTCTGCACCTCCCCAGTACAGACTTAGTATTGCCATCTGTCGTAAAAACAAGTGAAATAATAATCATCCAAGAAAAAAAGACCCCAATATCTATAAAACTAAAAGACGGCACACAACTTTATTTATCTTGGGATGAATTCAAAAAAATTAAAGGAAGAACACCGCAAACGGGAAGAATTATGAACGTAATATTCCAAAGAAGACCTGATGATCTAACAGATTCATTATCTAAAATAATTGATATCACTGTCCTTTAAGGATAAGTTTATGAACTTTTATAATCTAAATCAAATCATTGAGCAAAGCAAAGTGTCGGAGCAAGCCGACATTCGTCGAGCAACGACAAGGCCAGCAGTCACAGCAGCGAAGCCAGTGGTGAAGCCAGCAGTGCCAGGAGCGAAGCCAGCAGTGCCAGGAGCGAAGCCAGCAGTGCCAGGAGCGAAGCCAGCAGTGCCAGCCAAAACAATTGGACTAGATGAAAATCCTGACCTATCAAAAGACCCAAATGGTTTTAAAACATCAAAGAAACCAATTCCATTAAATTTTAGAACAGCAGAAGCGGACGCAACAATTCAGACAAAAGAAGGGCCTGTTAATTCAAAAGTTGGAGACGCCATCATGACAGGTACGGAAGGCGAACAATGGCCAATTCCTGCCGATAGATTTAAACAAACTTACGATGTTTTAAAAACAGGAATCGCTGCGAAGAAAAACATTCCTGTTTTTGCAAAAATAATGAATGAGCCATTCCAAGTTAAAGTTTCTTGGTCAAATAACTTATTGCAAGGTAAAATCAATGACGTTCTAGTTCAATATGGCGTTGGAGACTACGGAGTTGTTGGCAACGCCATATTTAAAAAAACCTACCATTAATCATCAGTCCCTTCTTTGATTCTAATTACATCAACTTTATCAGGATCAAGTCCTGGGCCATAAGGAGATGGAGAATAACTTCGTTTGATCTCTTCAATCGTCCCTCTAACAGCATCTGATTGGATTTTATCTACAAGTCTTGGATAAAGTAATACTCCTGATATCAGCACCAAGTACAGAAAAACAACGCTCAATTTTAAAATCTTCATTTTTTTACCTTTTATTCTAATTTAGAAAGTTCAATCAAAATCTTCTCATACTTTTCATTTATTTTTTTAGGAACCTCCAAAACAACGTCTACTATAAGATCTCCCACTCCCCCATGACGAGCATCAGGAAAACCAAGACCCTTGAGTCTAAATTTAGTTCTATTCGCAGTCCCGGCAGGAACATTGATGGACACCTTTCCGCTATTCAATGTGGGGATTTCTAATTTGTCTCCTAATACCAATTGAGTGTAAGAAACAGGTACATCCAAAATCAAATTCTTATTATCTCTAAAAAAAATAGGATGATTTTCTACATTAACAGTTAAATAGAGATCGCCATTTGTTTCTTTCCCAATATTTCCTTGACCCTTAACCTTAAGTTTAGACCCTTCCAGAATTCCTTTAGGGATACTGACACTAATTGAGCGATCATCTAATAAAAATTCACCTTTAGAGTCGCATTTAGAACAAACCCCTTTTCTCATAACCCCTACGCCCACACAATCAGGGCAAGTAACCTGCATTAAAAATGGCGGATTCGATACCTGTACCAGCCCTTTTCCTTTGCAAGAAAAACACGCCAAACATTCCTCCGCACCATGTCCGTTACACTTATCACAAAAATTTGCTCTCTTATAAGTTACTTCTTTTTTACATCCAAAAAAAACATCATTTAAAGAAATGGTGATTTCAGAAGAAACATCTCTACCACGAACACTAATATCACTCCACGAAGAATAAAAGGGATTCCCAACATGGGAACCCCTTTTATCATATTTCAACCGCCTGTCCGGGTCGCCCAAAACATGATGCGCTTCATTTACTTGCTTGAATTGATCAACAGCATCAAAATCTTTATTTGTATCAGGATGATACTTTCTTGCTAACGTGCGATACGCAGACTTGATTTCATCAAAAGTTGCTTCTTTTGAAACCCCAAGAACTTCATAATGATCCATTATTCTTCAATAATAGCCTTAATGTTCTCAGGCTGCACAATGCCTTTAGGACGATGACTATCATCATACTCAGGAAGAGGCACAAAAGTTCCCTGCAAGAGGACACGATCACCAACCTTCATGCCAAAGTCTTTACCTTCAACATGTGGCCCCATATGCAAAATGTACGCCTGAGGAGCGCCCAGTTGCACATCGTCTTGAACAACCAAAGATGTTCCTAACGCCTCTTGCGCCGTAAGCATCTCCACTAAAACGCCTCTCCCCGTTGGTACAATATTCTTAATTGAAGGAACGTTACTCAACACATTGCCTTCAGCATCCGTCAGATTACTCATTTTATTCTCCATTGATTGTTTAAGTTGTTAATTCCGTCAGAATGAAACTCTTCCCAAGAAGACTGCGGTTTCATAGTATCAGTCTTAGTATCAGTCCAGAACGTATCCGTAGGCCAAGAACCTGCTATGGCGGTAAACTGATTAATGTCTTTCGCATCCATTCGAATGTCATTACTTCTATAATCCACATCTTCAAAATTAAGTAACATTTGTGGATTATTAAAATATTCAGTTGTTATCGAAGTCGTCTCGTAAATTCTAGTTTCACCGTCCTCGATGACATTTGATTTTATAGAAACCTCTGGTTCTTTGCAATGCTCTTTTAATATGTCGGAAATAAAAGATTCTTTAAGTTCCAACGAGCCACTCCACCCCTCTTCATAAACCTTGTCAAGAATATCCACTAAATCCTTCTCTTCAAAATAATAAAATTTATTAGGCATAACTAATCTCTTTCTGAAACTGCACGGCCAATCAAGTTTTCCCAATCCTTTTCAGGACGTACTTCTAAATTAGTTAACCATGCGCCATAAAGTGTGTTGCATTTTACATCAAGTTCATATGCCTTAGACAATAAGGCATTTAAATCTTTCGGAAAACAAGACCCCCCAAAACCCATTTTTCCATCAGGACCAGGCACAGACCAATGAGAGCTACCCAATCTTTTATCTTTGACTGCATATTCTACTACCTTGTCATAATCTACATCCAAAGAATCACAAACTTGCTTAATTTCATTAGCAAAAGAAACCTTAGTTGCTAAAAAACAATTTGTAGTATATTTGACTAGCTCTGCTATTGTGGAACTAGTCTTGGTCACCGGAACATTGGGATAAGCAGTTGCATACAATTGCTTTATGACTTTTGTTGCCTTCCTAGGCCCACCGACAATGATTCTATCCTGTGATTTAAAATCTTCTAACGCTGTTTTTTCAACTAGGAACTCTGGGTTGTAACAAACATAAACATTTTTATATTTTTTATTAAACGCCTCGGTCGTGCCTGGAATGACCGTAGATTTAATTACAACAACAATTTTCTTGCCAACAGACTCGCCAAGGCTATCTAACTCAGAAACAACAGATTCAACAATGCTTAAGTCACAAGTAGCATCCTTCTTCATAGGAGTTGGTACCGCAACGAAAATTGGCCCATCAACATCTTCAACGATTTTCTTTATAGGGTTTTTATCTTTAGTTGGACACGAATAAGATTCAACATCTTCTTCATAATGAACAACAGTCTGTTTTTTTGGCCAAACCCTTACAGTAGGATCAGGATATTTTTTATCATAAGTCACTACATCAAAAGCATGCACCAATCCATCACGAATCGCCGTGCCAACAAATCCTTGCCCAATTATACCAATATTTTTCATTAGCTTTTCATCCCCTGTGCCCACTCAACTTCTTTTTCATAGTTAGTAGTAACAGATATTTCTTCTGTGACCGCCTGATATGTACCTGCGGCAGACTTCCAGCCATTGCCGCTTTTTCCAATACCTCCAAACGGCAAATGACTCTCTGCGGCAATGCTACCACCATTGATGTACAACATGCCAGTATTACATTCTTCCTCAAGAATGCGATGTTTTCTAAAATCGTCGGTGACAGCCCCCAAAGCCAATCCATATGGGGTGTCATTATAAATTTTAATGGCATCATTCAAATCATCAAAAGGAACCAACGCCACATGAGGCCCAAACACCTCTTCTTTCAAATAAGATCTTGTGCACGCCTTGCATCCTAATTCATCAACATCATTCCACCATTCTGCTTGATAAACGAATGGCGACAAGAAATTACCATCGGATGTTTGAAAGTGACCGTCTCGGCTGTCCAAAAGAACATTAACATCTTCACTAGATTCACTTGCAGATCTAACTTGAGAATTATAACTTTCAACTTTCTCCAAAGCATCATGAGAAATTAAAGGCCCATAATATACATCATCATCTAAAAACACATCTCCTGTGCGGAGTTGAGATGCTGCCTTAGCAAAGGCAGAACAAAACTTATCATAAATACTTCTTTGAATTAATATTCTGCTTGAAGAAACACATCTTTGTCCCGACAATTTAAATGCACTGGCTACAGAAACTTCTGTGGCAAGATCAAAATTCCCATCTTCAAAAACCATCGTGGCTGATTTGCTGCCCATCTCACAAGAACAGGTCTTATGCCATGTTGTCGCACAATGTTTTCTTATCTCCTGTCCTACTTCCGCACTGCCTGTGAATAATATGCAAGAGACATCATGATTAGAAACTAAATTTTTACCTGTTTCTTCCGCACCGTGTATCAAATTATAAACCCCATCAGGGAACCCAGCTTCACCATACAATTTGGCCGCCATTTGCGATGTCATTGGCGTTAATTCGCTAGGCTTGTGTACCACACAATTGCCCTCTGCAATTGCAGGTGCCGCAGACCAAAAAGAACCAATGGCCAATGGAAAATTCCATGGAGAAATTACTGCCACAACACCTTTGGGCTTGCGAAAAACCCTTGCTGATTTACTTGCCAACTCGGAACCAACCAACTTTCCATATGGAAGTCTCCCTGATCCCGCAACATACTGACACATATGCAAGGACTCTATCACTTCGGCATATGATTCATTTCTGTTTTTACCTGTTTCATAGGAAATAACATCCGCCAACGCAGAAGTATCTCTCTTAATCAATTGAGATAATCTATCAAAAAGATCAGCCCGATTAACTCTACTGACATGTTTCCAACTTTTAAAAGACTGTTTCGCAACAGCTACGGCATCAGAAACTTCACCTTTCCTAGTTAAAGGAAATTCACCTAAATGACTTCCATTGGCTGGGCTACTGACAGAAAAGTCAGAACGATTTGGCAAAAATTCGCCATTAACATAATTCATACCGATATACATTTTTTAATCCTCAACATTCAAACGATTCGTTTTACCATCATCCGCAACCACCTGTGCTACAACCGCCGGTTCCACAACCGCCAGACTCAGCACCATCACTACCATCACCAGACTCCTTAGGAGAAAAACTTGACCCACATCCGCAAGACTTGGCAGCGCCTGGATTGTTAAAAACAAACCCACGCTTATCAATTCCGCTATAAAAGTCTATGACTGTCCCTTGCAAATAGGTTGCACTCTTTTTATCGACAACAACTTTAATATCTCCTTGTTGATCAACATAATCTTCATCCTCAGACGCCTCTTCTTCTTTTATAAAATTAAGAAGATACTGAAATCCAGAGCAGCCGCCACCTTGAAGTCCGATACGAAGGGCAGAATTTTCTAAAGATTGCTCTTCCATTACTTTTTTTATTTCAGATGCAGCCTTCTCGGATATTTCTACAGGAAACATATTTAACCCCTAATTTTTATCAATGCCAATAACTTACAAAGTAACATTTCCCATTTTTTTCACCAAGAATTATAGGATTTATAATTTCACTTATGGTTAAAACGAAATCCGTTAACTTCTTACTTAACTGAGCGTGCGATCCAGGAAATTTCAAAAAAAAACTAGGAGTTATAACACGATAACTATCAAAAATAGCCCTACCCCCCGTAGCGGGATGAGATTCTAAAAGATTTATGATATTTTTAACTTTCTTGCTAGCCAACGGCCAAAAATCATGCAAAGGATACGATCTGGGGCTATACTCGCAGCTTTCGGTTGTCGGATAGAGTTCAGATTCTAAGGTTGTCGGATAGAGTTCAGATTCTAAGTAAGATAAAGGTTTTAATAGGCTATGGTCGATCACTCCGTCATTGGCAGCAACTTGAGAACAATATAAATTAACTATATTGTTTAAGATTTCTAAAAATCGCTTAGACTTAAATACATTAATCGAAGCAATCATTTCGCTGGACGACAAGGCGTTCGTCAACTCTGTGTTTGACGATTTAAAAGGAGCGTATTCATAAGAATGAGTTTTTGCCAATATAGCCGCTGCCGAAGTCATAGTTATTCTTCTAAAACCATGATTTGTAACTCCATATAAGTTTTCAAAAGTTTTAGCATTTTTCCTTACCTCATCCCCTAGAAACTGACATCCCAACCTGTCGTAGACACTTGCTTTTGATTTGGCTTTAGACAAATACATCTCATAATGTTTTCCATTAATATGAAAAAAATCAAAATTAGAGGAGACACTCTGCCATTCGCTAAAATCTCTTGAAAGCAATGTTGATAAAGATATGCTTTGAACCTTTTTATTTTGTCTCAGATTATTTCTTTTTTTATTACACGAAACAAATCGCATATTGAGAAGATTAACAGATGGAGAATCTATTTTTTTTAAAACTTCAAACCAACGATTTTTGGTTTTAATATACCGACAAAATTCAAAAAACAAATCTAAGTCAGTTGGGCGACATTTATTCAGTTCGTTTAATGCAACATAAAGATCGTGCATTCGATTTAAATCATCCAAAACTGGTGAGAACAATTCCTCTAAATGGGGATGATCTACATCAATTTCAGAAAAAAAATTATAAAATCTAAGAAATTCTTCTTTACTTAAAATCTTCTCATAAAAAGAATAATTAAAATCATCTAAAATATTTAAAAAAACATTTTTTTTGATTTTCTTAGACTTTTTAGTTGATGAGGTTATTTTATTATACAGCTTAATAAACTGCATCGTAAATCTCCATTAATTCACACCCTCTTAGATAAACCTTTTGCCATTCTTTCTAAGGCAGGGGAAATATCTTTAGGGTCAACAATAGCATTAATTATAAAAAGCTCTTTGCTTGCCAAAGCTTGCTCAAACGCTTTGTCCAAGTCACCTTCCGTCTCTATCTTTACTCCATCGCCACCATTTAACATTTCAGTTATTTTATGATATTCCCAATTTCTAATGTCATTAAAAGGACCGTCCAACAAAAATCTTTCTGTTGTATACCCCCCATTATTAAGAACGATAATAATAGGATTAAGATCATTGTCAATACAAGTACTCAACTCTGTGCATGACATTTGAAATGCACCGTCCCCCAATATCGCAATTGCCCTATAATTAGGAGCAGCCATCCCCAGTCCAAGAATGCCAGGTATGGCAAATCCCATAGAAGTATAAAAAGCAGGTGAAAGAAATTGATTGCTGTGGTGGACTCTTAAATCAATTGCACCAAACAAAGAATTGCCTATATCGCAAACTATTGCCATGTTTTCGTCAAGAATAGAACCTATTTTTTCAAAAATTCTAGTTGAAGTCAAAGCATTGTTTTTCACAGATTTATATTTTTTAACTTTAATCTTAGGAACGTCAGGGTTGGGCTTTTTAGTTATTTCAGATTTAAACAAACCACAAACAAAATCCTCAAAAACAACATCTGTATAAACATGATTTTTAACTTTCAAAGAATCAATAGAGCAAGAAACCGTTCTCCTTTTTTTGAACTTGGATGGCATAAAACCAAGCGTCATATCAGTCAACATTGCTCCAAACATTAAAAGACAATCAGAATTTTCAACGGACTCTTTAACCAATTGTTCACTAGTGTTGCCTGCATAAACTCCTAAAAACAAAGGGTGAGTTTCACTTATTACTGACTTGCTCAATAATGTGCTTGCGATGGGTATATTGGTCTTCTCTGCGAATCGAACCAATTCCTTTCCAAGGCCAAAACGAGCAAGTTCAACACCGGCTAAAATAACAGGATTTTCAGCACCCTCAATCCAATCAACAACCTCCTCAAGAGATTCATTTAAATTCTGAACATCACTTTCAGGGGATTTAGGAGTTCCAAGCTTGACATCATACCCAATTGGCTTGTCGGCTATATCTCGTGGAAGCTCAATGTATATTGGTTGCTTGTAATAATGAAGAGCCTCGAAAACCCTATCAATTTCGTAACCAGCAGTCGCAGGATTGTCTAGAACTACACTTGCACATGTTATGTTGTCAAATACTTCTTTTTGACTCTCAAAACTTCTAACCATATGATGCAAAAGAACTCCGCTCTCACGCTCCTTAACCCCAGGAGACCCACATATAACTATCAATGGAGATTTCTCAGCAAAGGCACAAGCGGTGGCGTTAACTACCTTCAATCCACCAACGCTATAAGTCACACAAACACAGCCAATTCCTTTAATCCGAGAATAAGCGTCAGCAGCAAATCCAGCATGGCTTTCATCGGTTGTATTTATAAGATTTATATCTTTAGACTTGGAAAGCTTATTGTAAAAATTTAATACATAATCCCCAGGCAGACCAAAGACATGCCCGACCTTAGCGTTCTCTAGCCGCTCGATTAAAAAATCAGATACGGAAGGCATCTATCCTCCAAGTTAATATTAATAGTTCTCCGAAATTGGCGAACTTGTTATTTCAACAAAAAAACCTTCCTTATTTTTGGGGTAACTGCGCACCCATTCTACCCCATCCGAAAGACCACAGCCAAAATCAGTCACCGCAAATGACGAATCAGTAAAGGCTTGGCCATATACTACAGAATTATCAGATTCAACTCCAGTCGTGTTTAATACGACCGATCCATCATTTTCTGATGTGCCCGTCTTATAATCTGGATCAACCACATGATTGTTTCCAGTCCATTGAGTAGAAGGAAGCAAAAAAGTTCCCGTTTCAGGATCATACGACAACGGAACAGAACTATCTGTTGCGGAGGTACCCGTATAATATACACCGGATACTTGATGAGTTTCTCCCGCCCAACTTCCTCCTTGCAAAAAGTATAATATCTCCTGCATTTTAATCAATTTAAATTCAAATAAATAGCAACCAGACAAGCAAGTGTCATTGGCTTTCCAATCATAAAGGACATCGGCCTCAACAAGAGTGCTTTTTGAAGTTCCATCTACTTGAATAACATCTTCAAAAACCAACTCAACATCAGCAGAAGAATTTAAAACTCTAAATATTTTTAATTTGGAACCCTTCTTCCATGCAAAAGCCTCTGTGTCGTTATAAGACCTTTGGACGCTAATCAAACTATTTGTTTCATCAAAGGCCTTTACCAACATGTGCTCAGGCCGTCGAGCACGTTCCATAATTATGACATCGCCAACCATTACCTGTTCAAAACCAATATTATCAGCCAAACTTAAAGAAAGACTAGGATCTACTCCTCCTGTAAAATCAACTTTAGACATACCAGCAGCAGGATCGGTCAAAGCAATAGCTGCATTTCCAGCAGTACCAGAAGCAAGTTGTGTTATTGTCACCACTCCATTGCTGGCAGTAGCAATCAATTTAGAATTGGCATTTAAACAAGTTGCCAAATTAACAGCAGTAGAGGCTTCGCTGGCATCCACTATTGCCCAAGTTGGAGAATTTGTATTAGTGGTTGTGGTAGCTCCTCCATTTGCTGTAACTGTTGCCGTTATTACAGTTCCGTCAGTCGTAGTAATGGTAATATAATGAGTGGTTGCAACCAAATTTGCTTCTTCAACAATAGTGACTGTGCCTGTCGCTTGGGTGCCTGCTGTGAGTGCGCTCTTTAACTTGGCCTCAGCCCACATATTGGCTTCTGCGATAAGCCCATGAATGTTCAAAGGGCCTTTACAGTCTACAAGAGACACCTTGAATGAAGGCTTGGTATCAAACCTTTTAATTTGAAAATCAGGGCAATACGAAGTTGTAGGACAACCCGTTTTATTATTGCAGCTACCAGAGGTATTCGATGGATAGTTAATCATGCTATTATATATAGCAATGAATAACTTCTAATTTTTAAGACTCTTAAATATGCCCATGTTGTTGAACATTTCCATTTGATCCCGCATCCAATTTAAATTGCCTTCAAAAGCAACAATCCCAACATGCCCCAACCGAGCAATATCTTGACATATCTCCCAGTCATCACTATCGGCCAACATAGAACCCGAATCTGAGGACAAATAAGGAAAATAAATCACTTTTGAAATTTCCTCGTCAACAATACTTAACATACAATTAGAACACGGTGGACCAGTAACATATAACGTCGCCCCTGAAAGGCATTCGGACGAATATTTAATGGCATTCTCTTCTGCGTGCTTAATCAATGGGTACTTTCCCGCACGATCCAAAGCAGTATGTTTTGTCTCGTTTTTTCGTCCCCAATCCATTTTAGAATCATCAATTTTTTTAGGCGGGCCATTATATCCCATACCCAGAGGACGATTTTCATCACTAACTATTACCGCCCCACATTGAGTCCGAGGATCTTTTGATCTAGATGAAGCCCAAAAAGCCTGTCCCATATAGTAGTCATGCTTCGAGGGGACATTTCTAGGATGAACAATTTTTTTTGTCACGAATTAACCCCTGTCATCTGAAAAAAATCTATTTTATATTTATCTTGACTAAATCTAGAAGAAAAGTTTTTCAGCAATCTCTTTTGACCGGCATCAAGATGCCTTTTGACAACAGGCTCAGGAAGAGGAATGGAAATTTGGTATCTAGAAACACCCTTAATTTTCATAGTAAATGAAATAGGTATTAAGCCCAACAATATGTGGTCGCAACCTTCCACATAGCACACATCAGAAGATGAATCATAAGCATATCCCCCAATTGCTATCCCATCGCACTTTATACGACAAACTTTATTATCGTCTTCATTTTCACTAACTGCCACAGCAACAACCAGAGTTTCTTCTTCCTCAAGAAAAACTTCTATAGAAGATTTTACATCTCTTACGTTTTTGTTATTTCCGCTTAATTTCATTTTAAGAACATAAAAAACATAAAACCATTACTTGAACTAGCGTAACAAAAGCAGTGACTGGCAAGGCCCAATTTCTCACCTTGTGTGCGCCAGCCCAACTTTCTTTATAATAATATAAAAAAAGAAGAATACCCAAGACAAAAATCGTTCCCAACATCTTTGCCCCCATAAAGAGAGCAACATCTCCATTGTCCATCCTAATAAGCATCCGACCTAACGGGTTAAGTTCTGCACTATATAGAGTATCTCTAAGCTTGACGGCAAGATATGAGTCATATGATGCAACCAAGGAAATAAAAACTAACTGTATGTAAAATACTATACGGCTCACAACACTATTTTTACCTTTTATATCTTTCACCCAATAAGAGAGAAAGCCTTCTTATTTATTCTTTTTTTTGTTCCTCTTCTTCTTTGGCTTTTTATTTGCTTTTACAAGCATTTCAACCTCAAAAGGGTGTGCGGTTCCATGACTATGCACCGACGCCGCTGGTATTGGCGGAGCCAATCCCAAAGCCGCTGCACGTCTTCGTCTGGTGAAAGGACTGGATTCTTGTGCCAAAATCCAATCTTTAAAACTAATTATATCCATAAAAATATATATTGTTATTCAATTAAAAAATTTTCAGTCTCATCAACTAGCTTAGAAAGCCACTCCATATAAGGAGTTCCTCCCGTCCCTTTCGGATTATCAACTTTTTTATGAATATAATTTATGGCATACTCTAAATGTGTCTTCCTAAAATCTAATACCTCCTGTACGCAATCATTATAAAGATGTTTTTCCTCATCAGTTTTTACAAAATCTCTTAAATTCCTGTCGTTTTCTTGCTCTAAAATAAAATTACGATGAAATGGAGGCATATAATCTCTCATTACATCAAGATGTTTTGTCAAAATAGATTCTTTGTGTTTAATTCCTAATGCAGCAATTACAGCCGGAACAATAGAACTTTGTGCCCCCGTTTCTCCACGAAATGTTTGAGGCTTATTATCAAAGCAATCTTCATAAACTACATTCTCAAAACTGAAAATATAAGGTCTAACCTTATTATAATAAAAATCAGGAGAACACCCCTCTGCCATCCGCAACATAGTTGCGTTTACTTTTTGAAAACTCAATTTCAACTTAGATAAACAATCAGAAAGAACTTCGGTGGGATCAGAAAAATAATCTATTATGGCACCAATGCCTTCAGCCGCACGAGCCTCAATATCTACATGAACTAATATAAACCACGCCTCATGACTTGAATTATCTCCATGTGTAAAATATTGAATTAAATCTAAATTATCTACAACTATATCTTTGTTGGGATCAAGTTTTTTCCAATTATAAAGACAATAGGAAGCATAAGAAAGAATTGGCTTTCGTCCAACTACGCCTGCAAGATCGACCAAAGGAACTGATATCTCCTTAGGGATTCTGGATGCCGGTTCTTCATTAGTTGCAAAAACGTAAGAACTAGCAAAATACGAATAAAGTCGCATTGCATGTTCTAATTCATCACCACTTCGCCACGACCCTCGGCTGAGATCAATCGCTTCTCTTAACCCATGCACCAACTCTTCCCTAACTCTCCTTTGGCTCATCCACTCAGGGATGTTCTTCCCCAATTCATCCAAATCTTTAAGATCATCGGAACTAATTAAAGGATCATTGCCAGGAAGAAACCCTCTTTTAATTTCCCAAGTCATATTTGCCCATCTTTAACAAAGCCAAGTTTTCTGTGTCCATTTCTTGTTTAAATTTATTATGAACTTCTAAAAGCTTCAAAAGTTTGGACTGTAATTTAAACAGCCATCTCTTTGTAATCTTATAACCAGTGTGATCAACAAAATGAGTCAATTCTCCAAATTCTAAATAATAAACCACAAACTGCTTTTGCGCATCGGCTTTAAAATATTTAAATAAATACATTTTGTCTTTTGATAAATTGATCTCTAAAAACCTACCAGACAAAAATAATAAATTATGATCAGAACTCATTTTATTCTACTAATTCAGAAACTTCAACACCCTTACAAATCTCCATGTACATAATTGTTACCCCTGCGGCAAAAAATTTAGGCACCCCTCGACTGGCACACTTATTCAAAATGCCTAAAACTAATTTAATTTGTTCTTCCTCATCTAATTCATATTTCTCTAATGCCTTATAAATCGCAGCTACCCCAGAAGTAATATCGGCATTAATTACAAGATCAATATAATTAGAAGAATGCATAATTTCATTAGGAATTTTACCACCCAAATGTATTTCTTCATACTTGAAGAAATTAGCAATATACTCTTTAGACAAATTCCTAATGTCTTCAGCAAAATCAAGAGCGTTATTTTTTAAAAAACTACTTTCGTAAACAGCAGGTTGCAAATCCATTTAAACTTCTCCTAAATTTTATCACTGTTGAAACATTTTGCAATTAAAATGCAAATTAAGACTCAAGTCAATACATAAATGTAGGAGCAAACATGCAAAAAATCATTTTATCATTAATATTTGTAATTTCACTAGTGGCGGTGAGCGGATGCAACAATCTATCCCCTCGACAGGAAGAACATATTGATAATCAAAATGGAAAAATAGATGAAATAAGAAGCATTCAAAACGGAATATCAACCGAATTAGGCAACTTAAGAGCAGAAAACACCATCACTGATAGCGAATTAGAAGCCTTGCAACAAGGATGGGTTAACTTAAATGCCAGATTATCATCTAATAACAATTCCGGCATTCAAATACTACAAGGAGATGGGGCGCTTATAATGGTGTTTTCCCTTTCCATTGTAGGCATGTTGCTTTGGCACTATAGAGATAAAGCTAAAAAATCAGAAAAGGTTGCCGAAATTCTAGCTCAAGAAATAGTCGGAAAAAAAGATCCCGCACTTGAAGACAAAGTGTTCTTGGCCGCTAGGCATACCAATGTAGAAGCCAAAGTATATCACTTGATGGTTAAAGCTCAAAAGAAAGACAACTAAACTTGTTTTTCCCCGAAGACACTCAAAAGTACCGGGATTGCGAGGCCGATTATGGCGCCAAGCAAATAGATGTCACACATCAAAACAGTCAACTTTTCCATTTCATTCAACCTAAAATAAATAAATAAATTAAACAAATAATAGATGTTCCCAAAGAACAATACACACACCAAAGATTTATCTTATTATGAAAAAATCTATATAAAATTTCATTTAAAAAAGCCATGGCTAAATTAAATGTGACTAAATTAAATAAAGTTTCATTTAACATCGTACCCTTGTTCTATATGCTTTAATATGATATATCCACTACAATTATTTCCTACCGGAATATTCTGGGCGTCGATGTCTTTGCCTTTTCTTTTCAAATCTTTAACAAGAGATGAAACTTCCACATCTATCTTGTCCTTCTTATCTTTTGACTTTTTCAAACAATAAAACATATTTCTAACTACATCATCTTCCGCCAAGTACCTACACTGCTGAGTTCCTTGACCTAATAAGCACACATCTGAAACTTGGTCTTTAGACAAAGGCATATTAGCTCACCCCATGAATGTAATATTCGTCACCATGATCACTAATTAATATTCCATGATGATGGTCAATCTCATGTTGAAATATTATACTTATCGCACCATCCAAGTCCATATCAACATCATGAACAGCCAAACCAACAGATCCATCAGATAAAACCAATTTTTTACCAATTATTCTAACACGCCGATCCCGCTCAACTTTAAATCTCTTACAAGAACCATCTTCATTAAGAAGGGACAGACACCCTTCAATAGAGCTTATTTTTTCATCTTCAAGAGCCTCATACTCACAATCAATATAAAACCCTTCAAGTCCAGCATAATTGACAACAAACAACTTCCACGGAATTCCAACTTGAAAAGCAGAAAGACCAACCCCGTTGCTTTCTTTGCAGATTGACAACATCATTAAACATGATGCATAAACTTTTAACAAATCATCAAGCGGAATTTCATCACATGTGGTTGGGATCTCATCAATTTCAACTAACTTCATTTACCCAACACCTGCAAAATAGCATTGACCTTAATGTCAAGCCACTTCTCAAGCTCTTTACTGTCACCTTTAAATTCCACAGGTATTTTTAAAATAACCGGAATAACATCGTCATCGCTTATCAAATACTTATCAATTAAGTCTCTAACAACTTTAGAGACAGAATCGCCTTTTTGTTTAGCGCAACGCTTGAGCCTTTGGTGCATCTCTGGATTCAGAGAAAGGCTGACAATACTCACATTTTTAGCCATCAGTTTTTAACCTCTATATTCTTTTCTTCCCTGTCGTCTCGCTTCGGCAATAGCCTCACGTTTTTTTCTTCTTTTTTTATCGGACTTGCTTTCAAAATACTGTCTTCGTTTTAACTCTTGCAATATATTTGCGTCATTGCAAGCTCTTTTGAAATCTGAAAGTAAAGTTTTAAACGTCCGATCTTTATCTTCATTCCTGCCGCTGCGATTCTTCCTTGCCGTGACCCTAACATTCGTTGCCATTATAAATCCTTAGGTATTTTTATGAACCTTGTTCCGATTCGTTTTGTTTTTTTTGCCCTCACAGTTTTGTAAGGAACTACTTCAATTGTTTCCGACGTAGATGGCCAAGAGTCTCTATTCAAACTAGGCAAAAATGAATCCAACCTGGCTATCACTAAGTCAAAAATAGATTTATCTTGTATATCCTTAACGTCACTATCTATTATAGTAGCAAAAGTATAAATATGCTGCTTAGGAAGCGAATTAGCACACAGACCTTCTATCTCTTTAGTATTACAATTATTACACCTCATTCTTTCATCAACAGCCAAATAAGGAGTTCTAGCAGCAATCGCCATCATTGAAATGTCACTAAAAAGGTCTATAACACAACCAACCGCCCTCATGCAGGACATCATCTTGTCTACGCCCTCATCCTTTACAAAGATACATTCGTTTGTGAATTCATCTGATACATTATGAGTCCACACGCTGTTGTACACGACAGGAACATACCCAGCGTCAATCAGTTTCTTAATAAAGCCAACCCAAAACAACTTTTTAGTCTTATGGCTAACAGACCTACCGCCTTTCCATCTTTTGATATAAACAGACGGATAAACAAACACCTTATATCCAGAGCGACTAACCATTTCTTTATTAAAAGATGCGCTCAACATTCCAGACGATGGAACTAAAGGTAGAAATCTTTTAAAATTTTTAAATGTGTCAAAAAATTCTGGTTTTAATCCAGAAGAATAAAATGGGTCAAACTCTTTGTGATCAACTACATCTTCAAAATACATATTCAAATTACGATGATGCATAACAGCTAATTTATTGGTGTTAGAAAAATCTAAAGAAGACCCATAAAAAGAAAGATCATTCCCTCCTTCAACAGACCAATATTCATCTACATAAGGAAATAAACTTTCAAACCCTGGCCAAGAACAAAGAATAAAATACTTAGAACTTTTCTTTTCTTCTTTATAGCGATGAAGAAGCATAGACGACAATATAAAAATAGATCTAATATCTCCAAAGAAAGGCATCGCCGTAATATTAGAAACTGTGGTAGGCATATTGGCCTCTTGAAACCTAACTCTATTAAAATTAGATTTCTCCGCTGCCCTCTTTACAAGAGAATTAACATCAATCATTCCATCCACCCAATTCGTCTCAAATTAGAATTAGACAAATTGCCGATATGCTCTTTGTCTTCTACTAAACCAACTAAACAATCCCAATTATCTTCATTCATTTCACTCATAGCTTGTTCTATTAATTTAATAGAATCTTTATGATTATTAAAAACACTAAGATAATGAGAAAAAATAACTTTTCTTTTCCCTCCTATCAAAGCAATCCTATACCCCTCCTGCCCGTTGCCTATTATTTGATCAGGGCTTTCAACCAAAACATATGGCACGCCAACCATTGCCGCCAAACGAGTAGATGCAGTCCAGAACTGAATCGTAAACTCGCATTTACTTATAATAGCAAGAGTAAGCTCTAAATCTCTAGATCTTTCATCTCGTGAAAAATCTATGACATCTTTGACGGGACACTCTTGGGTGCTCTGCTTTTCTCCAATCCAAATGGGATCATATCCCTTCTCCCTCAACATAGAAATTAATTTTACATAAAATTCTGGCTGGAGATTTCTACCGTAAGTCTTCCTGCCCCTCCCTGTAATCGCAACGGCATTTTTGCCTACAATACCGCCAGCAATTTTCAATTTTTCAACAGAAGGCCTAGGAATCGAGGTTGACTTCTCCCTAGCGGTTTTTATGTCTGAGAATAAAGATTTATCTAAATTAAGACTTTCACAATTAGGACAAGAAACAATATCCTCATACCCTCCCCAAAAATTACGGCAATCTCTACACATATTACCTATAACAATTTTACCTAAATAATCAGAAGGAACTACTTTGCCATACTGAGCCAACCTAGACTCTAATTGAGATAAATTCTTTGACTCATGATGAAAAGCCCTAGTATATTCTCGCAAGTGTTGATGATCTTCATCCAACTCCCAAAATTCATCAACTAAATGTTGATATAAATACTTCCTACCATACCAACCAATAACGATCTTATAGTCCCCAGGGTGCTGCCTGGCGAGTTTGGGGACGCAATACATGCTTCCTACTGTCTCGCATCCAAACTCGCTAAAACAGCAAATTATAAGCCGCCTATTGATGTCTTGAGGACGTGGCCTATTAGTAAGCTTATGAATAGTAAACTTTATTTCTTCTAAAATTTCTCTAGAAGTATTTTCAACACCAATAAAAGTCTTTGTAACCATATTAAAAATAGAGTTCTATTTCTTTATACTTCTAAAAATTCTTTTTGTTTCTTTTTCATTAATGAACTCCCAAGCTTTTATTTTAGTATTATCCTCGTCATCCTCTTCTATAGACAGCCCGCCCAAATCATACTTATAAGCTCCCTTACCCAGCTTCCCCCCACCAGTTCCATATTTCCCACCTAAAATTTTACATAATTCTGGAACCGATATAGATGCATTATTAGTCCTAACAGATCCTTCGATTCTATCCCCATCTATTAACGCAAATGAAATGCTTGTTTCGACACTAGACCATTGCACCATTTCGTCTGCCATATCAGATATAAGATCTCTTTGTTTGGTCGGAATAACCCCCATGCCAACAACAGCAACCCCATCCGAATCTACAATTGCAGTCGCAGACGCAGCGGCCTTAGCGTCAATCCATGCTTTGGGTCTCTTAAATTTAACAATTTGTTTAAGAGATATGGAATCACGAAATTCAAACAACTTCCAATAAGCATTAAATTCATATTCCGTTGTATCATCAGACATCATGTTTTCCGTGTCAGTGATTATGCCCACCATCAAAGCAGTGGCCACTCTAGTATCATAATCACTATTTGAATCAAATGAATTTTGAAATTCTTTTATTATCTCAAAAACAGTTCCACAAGCACTGCCCGCCGCCAAGTTTATATATAAACCTTTAAAACTTCCGCTTGGGTTCTCTTTGTGGTGATCGACAACTATATCAAATTCTACTTGGCTATCGCCTACGTCCGCATTTGAAGGAACTGTGTCAACTAGGACTTTAATGCCATAATCATTTTCTTTATATTCCTCAAACAATCTAAGCCCTGGGTCCAGCAAGTTGCACATTGCCATATTTTGAGGATGAGAAATCCCGCCGCCATAAAAGCAATCAGAGTCTAAACCAAATTCCTTTTTAAGAAACCACACCATCCCCATCATTGACCCTATGGCATCAGGATCGGGACTAGCGTGGGTAAAAATTGCTACTTTAGATTTATCCTTTGTTTTATCAAGGATAATCTTTTTGAAATCAGATATATTAATTCTATTTTTATTAGAATCTACATTACTTCTTTTGCCCGCAGGCTTATTGTTTTTTTTAGCTTCCGTGGGATTGTTTTTTTCAGATTTTTTATCACTACCATCTGTCAGTCCCACACTAAGTTTTTTGCTCTGAGCCATTCTAACAGTTCCATTTCCTTACCACTATGTACAGCTTTAATATCTACAATCCATATATGATCTAATTTTTCATACAAAACAACATTAGGATTTAACGAACTATTGAAAAATGCCACCACCTCTTGCTGTGCCTCAGGAGCAGTAGCATAACGAAGATTGGCCCTGATCCTATCGCCATTTTTTAAAGTTATATCAAAATCGTGACCTTGTATAACCCTGATTCTAGAAATCGGATAATGTTCAGGTATAGAAGGGCTAACAATTAGATCCTCAGACCTATTATTAATAGCGAATATAAAAAAAATTGCCAATAGCAAATTGGCAATTATCAAAAAAAATCTACGGCTCATAATTTAAGACTCAGAATCAGAAACATAATTTGGAACAAGTGAATCACTCAACTCATCAATCTTGCTTTGAATCTTATCAATTTTTGAATAAATTACATCCAAATTAGAATCTCCCATCTCAGCAAGTTGATCGCCAATTGAATGCAGTTCCTTTTTAAGTTCACTTAATTTATGGAATGCGTCTGATGTGGATGAATCAGAACGAGCATTTTGATCCTTACCAACAGTATTAATTCTAACAGGATTAGGCTCATTAGCCACAACCATGGCTCTTTTGCCCAAGTCCTTGGCATTGGGAGAAGCTTCTTTAATCACATCAGGTGCATCACCTTGATTGGATGAAAGATTATAAACTGACTTCCAATACTCGGCATCAGACTCGTTCAGCACTCCATCAGCAGGTTTGCTATTATCCGGCAGCGATTCAGCATCATAACTACTTAAATCAGGAGGAGATGACGGAGTGTTGGGATTAGGAGCATCATCAAACAAGCCATCGTCTAACGCTTTGTCCCATTGGTCACACCACTTTCCAAAATTCTCATCGGACAAGGATTTGCCAACTGCGTGGCCGAACGTATGGTTGTTTTCATTTTCATTACTCATGTAATTATATATTGTTGTCAGACCATTTTTACCAAAGGCACAAGCAACAGTTTCCTTATTTTTTGTTTATAGTATTCCTACAACTACTTATCAGAATCATCCTCGATATTATCTTTTTCCTCATCTTCTGAAAAAACTATCTTAGTTCTAATTTCCACATCGTCCACAATTTCGCTAGATTCAACTTCATTTTCTTCCAAAAATTCATCCAAATTATTTATAGAAACAATGTCCCAATGAGGATCATCTGTGGGCACATTCTCTTTTTCCGCATAAAAAAAACATTCCAACGTAAAGGGGTATGCCTTCTCAGCCACCTCATCTTCAGACATCCCACTCATTAAATCCTCCGCTATTTCTCGACATATACTAATAGAGTCCTCTTCTTGAGCAAGTCCTAACTTCCTCATGACCTGAGGCGCAGTATTACCAGCATTTTTATGTGTCGTAAGAAGCGAAATCACGTTTCTTTTCATGAAACCATCTATAAATTCAGCTTTGGTCATATACCTAGCTAGAATTTGACCACGTTCAGGATCATGCTTTCGAACATCAAAAAAATACTCCTCAAAATTATCCTCTGTTATTTCAATTTCTTCTTTTGTTTCATTATCAATCATAAGTTAAACCTCAATAAGTATTGATCACTTTATAATATAGTTTACATTTATCCTTTGTTCATCATTAGTATTCTAAAGTCATTAGATTTTTCTTTAGGAATTAAATGCCTTTTATGTCTCGGCTGAGAGTCAAACTTGTAGCTCTTAAAAGGAGGATCAGGTTTTGACATTCTCATTTTTAAAATATTCCCCACCTGCACATCCTCCTTCCAACGAACCCAATCATCCGACCAAAAAATCACCCTATTCCTTTCCCAATTTGCATCTTCTACCTCTATCAACCAATACTTGGTTTTTTTATTCTTTGAAAGTTTTTGCTCTACTTTAACAACTACAACTTCCACGCCCCAAGTAGAAACATTATGTTCCGCTCTAAAATGATCAAACGTTTTGTTGCCATCAAAATCAGGACTATTTTGCAAAGGATGAATCCAGCCAAATCCATAAAACTTATACTCAGCCAACTGTTCATTATTTAACAATTCCAAAAGATCATCATCATATATTTCATATCCCTCATCTTCAAACTCAGAAACATCCACAATATCTGATCCCAGCTTTTCCTTTTCATTGAAATTTACAATAGAACGATTACGTCTTTTTCTTAATTTGTCCAATTCCTTCCAACGATCAACATTAAACTTTTCCTCCCACTTATCAAAATACCTGTCATCGAAAACAGCAAATTCTTCTAAACCCGGCAAAAGATCCCGCAATTTTTCTTGATACTTTTCCATTGACTTTTGAAATCTTTTCCTACGGTCCTCTATCTTCTTTCTTTGGGACTTATAAAACTCATAGTACTTATAAAGCTTAACTGGTTCGGCATCTTCAAAAACTTTCAAACACACAAACGGCTTTATCACATTCGCATCCGTGCCAAAGGAATTAAGAAATTCCTTAAACGAATTATAAGGCCCACCGGAAGCAATTTTCGCAGCGGGAACTTCTCCAATTCCTTTTATATTTGATATCCCAAAAAATATCTTATCATCAACTATACTAAACTCAACATTAGACTTATTAATGTCCAAAGGACAAACCTCTACACCATGTTGCGATGATTCAATTTTATATTCTCTAATTTTATCCGAATTTCCCTCACAGCTTAAAATAGACGCAAAAAACTCAATCGGGTAATGAGCCTTTAACCACAACAAACGAGATGACAAATAAGTATAAGCACAAGCATGGCTTTTATTAAAACCATAACCAGCAAATGCTTCTATTTGCTTCCACAACTCTTCTACATTCTCTTTAGATTCATCTAAATTAAATTGCCCATTCTCAACAAACATTTCCTTATATTTAGTAAATTTTTCTACTTGCTTCTTAGAGATTGCCTTCCTAACAATCTCACAATCTCTAAGCGGAATATTTCCCACCACATTTAACATCTGCATTATCTGTTCCTGATAGACCATTACGCCATAAGTAACACCCAAAACAGGCTCTATCAAAGGATTCATTTCATATTCTTCTATTCCTCTTTTCCTATTCGTATAAGTGTCATGCATTTTCTCTTGCAACGGGCCAGGTCGATAGAGAGAAGTATAAGCAACCAAATCATCAAATGATGTTACGCCTCCCATTTTTGCAAGTTGACGAATTCCATCACTATCAAATTGAAAAACACATTTAAGATCTCCACGATTAGCCATTTCCAACGCTTTGGGATCATTCAAATAAGCTATATCAGACCAATCTGACTGACCTGGCAGGGCATTAATATGTTCAACACCGTGTCGCTCTTTAATTAGTTTACAACACTTGGCCACCTGAAGGTTATTTGTAATAACCAAAAGATCAAACTTCACCAACCCAACAGGCTGTAAGTCCTGACCGCTCAACCCCTCTACCCACGCAGAAACTTGAGTTTTATCTTTTCCCCTAACAAGAGGGACAAGATTGTCAATCCGAGAACTAGACACGATTAAACCACCAGCATGCATCCCCATGCCACGATTTCTTCCAATCATTTTTTGTGCGGCAATTGATATATCAGGATTCTCTTCACAATATTTAAATAATAATGGATTTTCCTCTAAAGCTTTTTCCCAAGTTAAATTATTACCAGCACTATCCTTAATCCCAAGCTGGGTTGTCATATTAAGCATCTCTTCCCTGTTGCCACAATGCACCCGAACCATGTCAATTAAAGCACTCTTAATTCCAAAAGTAGTATAATTTCCAATATTACAAACCTTGTCTTCTCCAAAAAACTTCGGTGCCCATTCATTTTTTAAATAATCTCGCACCGTGGGAAGATAATCTATATCGACATCAGGGAAATCGCCATAAACAAAACCATAACTAGAATTTATATCAAACTCATCTACCATGCCCAAAAGATAAGGAATAAGCAAATTATTTTCATTATTGCTAGCTTTGATTCCTTCTTCATAAAGATCTACAAAATAATCGTATTCGTTTTGAATCTCAATTTCTTTTAATTCTTCTTTTAATCTGTTCTTATGCGCATCATCATCAAGCCCCTTCTTTTTAAGAAATTGAGCGCACAAACCAATCAATTTTTCTTTAGAATCCATGAAAATCAAGTTTAATGCATATAAATTGAAAAAACAACATCATAACAAAAAAAGCTCCCCTCGCAATGCGAGGGGAGCTTCAGTGGACCGGACGGGAGTCGAACCCGTGTCTTGCACTACCTATTCAAAAGCGTCTACCTGTATAGTTTGATGTTTGAGTTTCGCATCATTAAACCACAACAAACAAAGGTTTAAATCAACTATCAAACAACGAATCTTAGTTCAAAAGTAGTTTGATTTGTTTTGAACGCAGCCAGTATTGCGGCAAGTTGTCAAACGTCACTGGCAGACCTTTGAAACTTGGGTTGCTTATAATTAAGCAGCCATAGCGAAATTAGTTTTGTCAACTAAATTTTTAATCGGATTTTTAAGGAGCCTTCCGATCAACTCCTACAGGCAACTCAAGAACTCAACAGCCAATCGATACCATTTCCAGCCCTAAGTCTATTATAATTATACTTCAAAAAAGAAAATTGTAAACTAAAATTCTCCAATTATGGAAACAACCTTATCGTTTTCAACTTCAACATTAACTCTGCCAAGCATATAGTCACAAGTCAAAATGAGCGGTTCGCCATCCAACTTAGCTACACGAATAACCTTGTTTTCTTTTTCTAATAATGTCTCAGCCTTTTTAAGGTCTAAACCTTCTATGTTTTTCATGTGTATATTTAGTTTAAAATAAGAAATTAATACATAAATAGTATATACGAAAGGGCCAATATGGTTAAGAGAGATTCAAACAATAAAGTAATCGCAGGGATATGCTCAGGACTAGCAAAATCCTTAGAAATTGACCCTATAATAATGAGGCTTGTATTTGTTGTAGGTTTTTTGGCTTTTGGCGTCGGGCCAATTATCTACTTATTACTTTGGTTACTAATGCCCAAAGAGGAAGAACTATGAAATTTAAATCATTCAAAGAATACGTTAATAAAAAAGGCAAACTAGTCAAACCTAGAGAAGAACTAAAGGCAGACTACCACGACAGCATTCCAAAGGCTCCTAAAGGCCACAAGGCTCCCTATGTGGGCAAAGGAATTAAAGTTAAAGGTGATCAAGGTTTAGGCGACGTTGGCGATAAAAACATGGTTTGGGAACCCGATACTGAAGTTCCTTCCTCCAAAAAAAAAATAGTTGATGTCTTAGACGAGCAGGCGAAATCGCTTGGTTCCACTGATAATTATTTTGCTCAACTTTCGCAGGGCGGAAAAAACCCCGCCCCGGACGGAAGTGGTAGGACGTTGATCAGGACGCAACGCCAACAGAATGAGAAAGGGTTGCACGACAGCAATCAGCTAGATAAACAAATATACGCCAAACATCCCAAAGGTTCAGAAGTTGATAAGGCAACCGCAGATCAAATCATTCAAATGTACAAAGATGCAGGTCTAGACGACATGGACGCTCCTCTGGTCAACTCAAAACACGCTAAAGGCATGTTTGCCATCGAGCAAAAATCAGTAGGACACGGTCATTCTGCCGATCCTAAATTCGGGGACATGGTGAATGCTAAAATAATGTCAATTATGCACAGCCCAGAATACAAACACAAATCATCAAAAGAAATACTTCATCAAGTTGCATCCGACCTTGAAGTAGAAAGAGAAGATATTGAAGAGCTTTTAGATGAACATTTCCCCAAAATAGTAGAAATGTTAAAAAAACATGACATTGATCAAGGGTCTGGTTCACCACGATGGCACCGACACGATGATGATTATGATCATGATCATGATCATGAAGACGAACAAAAAGCTGGCAGTTGGGATGCTGGCGTGGACGAAAGCGCATTCGGAAAATACGTTGAATCAAAAGATGCTTTTAAAATGATGCAGGATCATCCTGGCAAATCATGCAAGAAAGCTCATCCTGGCAAAACTCATGAAGAATGGAAAAAATCTAAAAAATCTGATAAGGAAGAATCCAAGGATGATGATAAGGAAGAATCCAAGGATGATAAGGAAGAATCCAAGGATAAGGGAAAGTCCAAATTTGACATGATGAAGGATCACCCTTTCAAATCTTGCAATTCAGTTCACAAAAACAAAACTCATGAAGAATGGAAGAAATCTAAAAAATCTGATGACTAAAATATTATCATTTAAAAAAGAAAAAGATAAGATTGAAGAGGAAGGAGGGCGCAAGCCCCAAAAGATCTACGAGTGTAAATGGAACGCCGAGAAACAGAGGCTTGAGTCAGTCTCTTTTAAAAAAGAAGATAATTAATTAAGGCTTACCGGCCAAACCTTCCATCCATCGATCAGGGTCGTCCACGCAAAAACCATCTTCAAGAAAAGCAGATACTTCTTCAAACAAAGAAAACGCCGTCTCTTGCACATATTCTCCATCTTCTATCTTAACAACCCAACCCTTACAGTTATTGGGCAACTCTCCACGAGATTCTATTGTTATTTTCATAACTTCAATCCTTATAATACTTTAGTGCTTTCCAATTTTTCTTAACATCATCAGCAAAACAATGTCCATTCATAGCTATGTATGCGCCCTTTTTCTTATAATCAGCACAAGCCATCGCATAGCCCAAATTAAACACTGCATCTGATTTGTCATGTGCCCAAGGAACCCAAGATCCTGTAAAAACAAATGTTTTTGACAGATCTTTCTTCTGGGAGAAATGTTCCAGCGTGTATTGCATCATATCTGTGCCGTGAACAATAACAATTTTATCATCATCCAATGATTCACAAAAACAATAAAGATCTTCTCGATCAGAAGTCTGCATTTCACGAGAATCTACTAAATCCCATACAGCAATTTTTGGTTTATTAATGAATCTAACAAATTTGACAATATCATAAAATGCAGCCAGAGCCTTGTCACGATCAAATATCATGGAGCCTTGATGAGGGCAATATGATTTGCAAAAAGTACCGCCTGTTAGCACTATTTTCATCAGCCGACCTTAGAAAATCTAAGCTTCATAGATTTACCGCCACGAGCCTCACTCATAAATCTAGAAAACAAAAGATCATGGTGGACTGGGTCTACGTCCGTTATATAAAGACAATAACAAATCAAACTCCCTACAGCACTCCCTCTACCTGCACCAACTGCCTCTGACCCGTCCCCCCAGCCCAAAAGCTTGGGGCACACCCTACGGGCCTCATCCGTCATCATCTTTTGTATAAGGAAATAACTAGAAAATTCTTTTTTGGAAATTAATTCATACTCTTCCTTAATGCGACTTAAATACTTATTAGTCTTAGGAAGGTTCCTGCTTTTAAATCCAACGATGATGGCTTCCATAAGCTTTTCATTTGCGTCAGGTATTTGCGGCAATTTAATAGACCTATCTAACTCAACTCCCTTAGCTTTATTGCAAACGTCTACAGTAGTTTTTTTAGCCTGTTTGAACAAATCATAATCAATAACATCTGAATAATCGCTTTCCCATTTTTCATTAAGCTCATCCTCAGATTTCATCCAAAGATTCTTATCTTGCAACTCAAACATGTCTCCCGCAGTCCCTTGCTCTTCTGCTTTTCGAACATCCTCAACTGTCTTATTCCCCTGTATCATCAGGGTCAATCTTTGGTAGTGTGAATCTTCTTTATAACAATAATGACAATCTTGAGTAAGTTCTATAGGAATCCCATACTTATCATGAGCTTTTATAATAAACTTATCATATGGCTTTTGCTTATCAAAATCTAACATCATAAGTTCAAGATAAAAATTTTCACCAAACATGGCCATATATTTTTCAACCATAGCAAAGGCAGATTCTTCCCCTTCCTTAAGAAACGCCTGCCCGATTTCGCTGTTGATACAACAAGAAGTAAAAATAAGACCTTCTTTATGTTTCATCAGCATTTCATGATTAACTCTGGGCCGGTAATAATACCCATTGAGCCACGCCCATGAACAAAGATTAACCAAATTGCTATATCCAACATCATTATATGCAATGGCTAAAAGATGATAAGACTTTCTAAGCTTTTCTTTTTCCTCTGGGCCAAATTCAGAAGTGACAGCATGCAACTCAGACAAATCTTTTGCCTCAGGCTGCATGGGGTTCACGTAAAGCTCACAGCCAAATATGGGCTTAATGCCATTTTCTTCACAAGATTTTATTTGGCGAGGAACAGCCCCTAGCATCCCATGATCTGTTACGCAGAGAAATTGCTGATTTATCTCTGGGGCACGAGCAGCATATTCTTCAACTTTCCCAAATCCATCTAGGAGGCTGAAATCCGTGTGCAAATGCAAATGTTCAAATCCACAAACTTCGTGTTTCATAGATCAAACTTCTTACTTTAAAAGCTGTTCTTTTTGAGTGTAAATATAACTACGAGATTCAATTAAAACAAAACTAGTCTCATCATTCATTGGGTGCTGTTTAAAAAACGTTTCCTTGTTAACCCGAATCATTGTCCAAGGAGAGAACAAAAATTTATTGATATCCATAATTTCACTTCATGTCAAAAAAAGTAATCTCTGTGCCGGTTTTAAAAACTTCAGGAGGAATGAAGCATAACAATTTAGGAACGCCACTCCACCTGTCTCTGTGCCATTTAAATTCACAATCATTATCAAACGTAAATGGAAGTCGGCAGTTTTCACTCTTCCATTTATTAGCCAACTTTCTAAGCATTCTTTTAAGAGCCTTCCCATTAACAACTCTTATAGTTTTGCCGTCCTTAGAAAGGCAAATATAAAGATCATAATCTCTACATGTATCACGGCCTTTTTTGGTTCTATCATCATCTATACCGTAATAAGGCTCAAAAATATCAACTAATATATCATCTCCACTAACACGAGTTTTCACTTGGGCAGCTAATCTCTTGCCCGTTTTTGAAACCTCATAACAATCCACTTTTTCTATTCTGTCTTCTTCTCTTGTTGCCTCCTCAAGATTCCAATTATGATGCTTGTTGAGACAATTTATAACTCTCTTTTCATTCTTCTTCCCAACTTTAACTCGTTCATGGGGAGGTTTTTCGTTAATAGGAATTTTTGTTTTTGACATTTATTTTATTTTTCTACCAATCCTTATTTTTTCTAATGTTTCCACTCCATCGTCCCCCAAAACTCCGTCAGCAAAACCATAATAAACAGCATCATCAGGAGCTAAATACCAATCACTATTTTCCTTAATTTTTTTATCTATAAATTTTGTAACTTGAGGTTCAGACGAATCCTTAAAATGCTCTCCATTTATAGCTCTTTCAGAAAATATTTGCAACATCCTTTTACACTGGCTATTATTAACCTCGACCGCCGAACTTGCAGCCATGGAATTATCATCAATATAAACTGATCCATGATGAATCATATAATAACAATCAGGCATTAAAACTCTTTTGTCCGCTGCCTGTAATAATATTCCGCTCATTGATGACGCCTGAGCGTAGGCAAGAATTGTTACCGGCGACTTGGAGAATTTGATGGCATTAAACATTGCCATTCCATCTGCCCAAGAGCCACCATCCGTTTGCATGTGAACCAAAATATTTTTTCTACTTCCATGGTTCAACAAATGAAGATTTTTTATGAAGGTTGTGGCCATCTTATATTCGATGCCACCTTCATCGTCAGAGTACCTAGGATGTAAATATATTTCCCTACTATGCAAATTAACACAATGGGCATGAACATCACTAAGAGTTTGCGTTATGTCCGGCTTTTTAGTCTTGTCGTCTTTCTTATAGACCATCAGATAATCATCCTCAATTACCTTAGATAACCAAATTTAATTTTCGATAATGTATCAAAAATTGAATAAAAAATAATTAAAAAAACAATTATAAGGCGTTAGTAATGAAAGAAGTTATGAAATCACACTATTCTTCCAACTCAGACGATAATCCCTCGCACTCTTCTCTAGTAAGCACAAAAACATCCTCTTCATTAACGCCATTACAAAAATAAACAATCTCCTCGTTGTCTCGATTCCTAGTAGCTAATAATATATCACTTTGCCACAAAGCATAAATGGATGTTAATGTGGCCTTAACATATGGAAGATAAAGCTCCCGACCATCCCACTGATGCTGGAGTAAAAACCGTCGTTTGTTTTGATAATTAGGATCAACTAATTGTATCGCTGGCAATCCGCCGTTTAAGTGGCGGCGAACTAATTTAGATTTAATAGATTTATGATCACGACTCTTTATCTTGTATTCCCCATTAGGAAATTTTTCCCATTCAAAAAACTCATATTTATTACAAAAGTCTTCCGTAAAAAATTCCATAATAGCATTTACATCATCATAATACTTTCTTACCTCAAACATTTTGTCTTTGCCTAATCCAACACCTTCATCCCAATTTTCCTTTTGCTTCATATTCTGACAATTTTCGTAATCGGCTCCGAATCTCCCCTTATTCCATCTTTCTTCAATATCCATGAAAAGATAAAACCCTAACTTATAAGGGTTCATGCTATATTTTCCGCCCAACACTCCAGTTTTATGCCGAGCATAATCAATAATTCCACAATCATGAGTTGCTTGGCCCAATCCCACAAAGCCTCTCTTGGCCATAATTTCAAAATCAATCGTACTCGCCCAACCTTCATTCAAAACCTTTGTCGCCCTTTGAGGGGCAAAATACATAGCTTCCTCATACAACATAGCGACTATATCAGCCTGCCAGGGTTTTAAAGGAGCATAATCTCTTAAATACCCCAAGATGTCTCTCTGCGGCTCTGTGAACAGCCCTAACTCTGCGGCTGTCTCTCCTCTTTGAATATCCTCATGCTGGCGGGAAATCCATTTCTCGGTATTAACCCATGGCTCCATATAACCATGTTCGACTTTTAACCGTTTAGGGTGATTGTATACTCTTGAATCTCTAATTACAGGATCTTTAATTTCTTTTTTAGACCAAGCATTAACAGGATCGACCAACGTATCCAATCTAAGCACATGATCAATGAATTCAGTAACTTTTTCTTTCCCCCAACGATTCATATATCTTCTAATGCGTGTTCCATTGTTTGCCAAACGATTCATCATATTTTGACTAGTGGGAGCAAAGAATATATTATTCTTAAAAAAGTCATTATGCCCAGTCGCATGGGCGATAACAGTGATGTTGTCAACTAAAGTATTGGAATTCAAACAATATAAGTAACATGGAGATGTGTTAATGACAAGTTCATATATCCGATGCATCCCATATTCATAACCACGCTGCAACTCCTCGTATTCCATTCCCCATTTCCAATGAGGATACCTAACAGGAAATCCTCCATAGCTAGCAATTTCGCTCATCTCGTCATAAGTGAGCATTTGAACCACAGTAGGATAAAAGTCTAATCCAAAATCTCGACATTCCTGCAATATCGTAGGGATAAGAACTTCTAACTCCGCAGGTATTGAAACACCTGGAATAGTATTGTTCCCCAATAAAACCGAGGAACCATGCATAAACTTGCTCATTAAATTCCCCCAGCAGATGGATCAACAGCAACAGGCTTTGCAACAGGTTTCGATGCATCACCCAGCAAATCTATAATAGAATTTTTAATAGCCTCGTCTCGCTCATCGTCACTAAGAGCCGATAACCCATCAGCAGGAGAGATATCTGTCGTCCTCACCAGATCTTTATCAAGAACGCCTTTTGATAAAGATTCGTCTACGGTATTTTTTAAACTTTGTTCATAGTTATAAGCCATCACCTGTGAGATTCCCACAAAATTAACATCCCCACCATTAGTTAAATCCTGTATGGACTTTATAAACGAAGCATTGTCTTCTTGCCAATTTTCTCCGTCAGTAAAATATATCACATAGATGTTCCATTTGTTGGGAGGAAATCTATTCTCAAATTGCTTACCAATAAGTTTCATGGCAGAAGAACACTTTGTCCCACCACCATAACGATATCTATAAAATGTTTCCTCGTCTACCTCTTGGGCCACTGTGTCATGCCAAATATAACATCTTTCCACTCTTTCATAAAAATGTCTAATCCAAGCATCAATCCACCAAGACATATCAGAAACAATATCACATTTATATTGATCCATTGAAGCCGAACCATCTCTAGCAAAGAAAATCACAGCATTGCTAGCAGGAACTTTAATCTCAGTATATTGCTTATAACGACGGTCAGAATTGATTGGAGTGATTAATCGCACCGGGTCAGAATACCCAGGTATATAATGCAATTTGTCTAACTCGCCGCCTGCGGCCATTCGCTTTAACGCCTGCAACATAGTTCGACGATTATGACGAAGAGACTCAGGTCCGGTCAAAGCAATATTGTTATATTTTAGTTTAACTTCTTGAAAAGTTTCATTAGGCTTGGGTTTAATGTTAGGAAGCTTTAATTCGTCCTGCAAGAAATAAAGGACATCCTCCAGATCTAAATTAATTAATATCCCTTCTCCTTCTTGATCTCCCGCCTTATTCCCTTTGCCTTTTTGCGGGTCTCTGCCTACAACGTCCCCTTCCTTTCCTTCGCCACGACCTACCCCATCCCCATTGTCTCCAAAAACAAGTCTAGGAATATCAATTCTAGGAATGGATATTGTTACTTTTCCGTTTTTAGATCTTCTTCTAAAAACCTTGCCCGTATTAATATACTTTTTAAGAGATTTTCTTATACGGCCAGAGACAACGTCCCTAAAGTCTTTATGATCAGATTCGATTCGACGTGGCATGACAATGCTCCTTTTTATTCGTTTCCGGCCAAGTCGCCACGAGCAAATATGCTACCAACATAATCTAACACATCAGTAGCCGATTGATCATTATATCCACACTGCTTAACAAGTCTCGTCTTAATAGCATCTATCTTATCTTGAAGATCTTGATCCACCACCGTTGCCCCCTTTACATTAAGAGCAGAAAGCTTAATGTGATCTTTAGTATCTTCAAACAATTTGGCCTCAAGAGCCTTCTTTAATTGAGGATTAGAATCCCATTGGAATTCTTTCCCCTTATGAGCCAAATCGCCAATAAAAGCTGCCAACGAACGTCTGAAATCATCTGCCGCTTGTTCAGGGACATCAATTTTTTCTTCTATACTTCTCATCAATCTTTCATCTGCCTCTTGGTCTTGTCCCGTATACGGATTTTTAACCTTAGACTTATTGATGTAAGCCATCACGTTATCAATGTAATTAGAGCAAAGTCTAATAACTGAATCTTCGTCTCCAACCAAAGCCTTTTGAACCTCCGATTTAACAATTTCGTCATATTCCTTAATCGTCAAATCCACAGCACTCAAATACCTTGCAACATCTTCTTTGTTGGTAAACAAGGAAGAATGATCTAGCCCAGCTTTAAGCTCGTTAAGAACCATAAATGGATTTATATAGGCATGATTATCACTCAAGCAATTAGAAACTTTGTCTTGAACGTATCTTGCACTAACGCCACCACTCATGCCCTCACCAGGATATTTATCTCTAAGCTCTTTAACAGAATCATCAGTCCACCCTGGCAAAGCTCGGCCATCGTAAAGTTTAGCTTTATCAACCAAAGATAATTTTCCATCTTTATCTTCATGCAATCTGGTCAAAACTGCCCAAAGAGCCGCAATCTCCAAAGTATGAGGAGCAACATGCTGCTGCACCTGACCCTCACCATAATCCTGCTCTAAAACCTTAACCTCTTCAGACCACTTAAGAAGATAAGGCACATCAATTTTATATGTTCTATCTCTCAAAGCTTCCATATACTGATTGCTCTTAAGCTTCTCGTATTCTGGGTTGTTAGTATGACCTATTAAAACCGTGTCAACAGATATTTGGGCAAACTTCTTGGGTTTAATCTGACGTTCTTGTGATGCCCCCAACAAATCATAAAGAAACTCTTGCGCCAACTTAAGCATCTCTATAAATTCAACAACACCTCGATTACCCACACAAAACTCGCCATCAAAATTAAATGCTCTAGGATCAGAATCAGATCCGAAGTGAGGCAACTTGGCATAATTAATATCACCAGTCAATTCAGTTGCATCCTGATTTTTTTCGTCTTTAGGCTGAAAAGTTGCAATTCCCATACGATCCGCCTCGGAATATACTTTTCTAACGACAACAATGTGTTCGTTAACAACTTTTTTCCAATCTCCATCATATCTGTCCAGCATCTCGGCAAGAAACAGTTTGCACCGTGGATTAAGATTCCCATCACATTTTAAAGAATATAAAGTCGATCTCTTATCTTCAGGACAATTTTCTCTTAAAATCACATTGAGATCTTCAACAACTTTAGACCTTATTTTATCAGGGATAAGCTTGATGGGATCTTCGTGCATCGGACAGTCGTCTTCGTCATGCGTATAAATTCCATCTTGTCCAGTAGGCAAATTAATCCACTTATATGAATACCACGCACCAGCGTCCGTTTTGGAGTATGCCTCTAAACCTGTTTTTATCGCTCGGCAAATAGTAGACTTAGCAGATCCCACAGGCCCATGAAACAATAAAACACGTTTTTCAGTCCCGTACCCGCCTGCGGCCCCTCTGACAAATTTAACAAAGTTATCAAGTGTTTCTTCTAACCCAAAAATAGGAATTTTTTCATTTTCAAAAAAATGATAACGATTAAGCTTTTTTCTATACCGCTCAAACTCCGTGAATCCCTTCTCCATGATCATATCATACAATCTTTGATATGCTGTTCTAATGAGAAGTGGATTTTCATGTATCTTTTCTAGATATTCAGAAAAAGTCATCTCTTCATGAAGAACCTTAAATTCTTCTATATCAAAGCTCTTCGCAACTTTATCCAATTTTGAATTTTTAACCGTTTTCGATGGCATTAGGAGTTCCTTTTAAAAACAAATCCACGACAATTTAATAAGTATATTTTCAATTTAATTAATAATCAATACTGAAAATCAATCATTTTAAAGATCAATGTGTTCGCTACCGCTAACATTAAGATTATCTCCTGACTTTCCATAAGGATTGGTGCCCATATGAGAGTTAGCCTCTGCGTGTCTTCGCTCGCCCTTTGCCCGCTCATGATTGTGGCCAGCACGATAAGAACGACTATCCCACTTGCTGGTGTCCTTAGGATTGCCAAAAGCGACTCCGCAACCAGAAATTAATTTTATTTTACTTTTAGAACCACAATCCGGGCACGAAATTCCATCATACTTTTCCGTTTTATCATAACTAGTCAACTCTTCATAAACAACATCACACTTGTCACACTTAAATTCATAAAGTGGCATTATTACTCCTCATTCTCAATAGAATCCTCATTCATGATAAAACTTAAACTTTTGTAAATCGTGATAATCATTTTAAGCTTTTTTTCTACAGATTTAAATCTCCAGAAAAACGACTTGCTGGATATTTCAACAGATAACTCCAGCATCTTCAAATTATAAGTATCTAAACCATTTTGAAACAAGTCCACAACCAACCTATCTAAAGGAATGCCTTCTTCTCCTTGTGGGATAAAAAACTCCAATTCATCTTCGTCATTATCATTGTCAAAATCGTTAAAAAAATTACGCATCATTTATCCTAAACAACCGAGAAGGCCCCTCTTGCTTGGCTCCAAATGTCCCAAACTTTCGTTTCATTAAAGTTGCTGGGGCAAACATCTTCATAAAACCCTACTTTATTACTATGTATCCATTCGTGCGGAACAAAATTTTCTCCAAAAGAAACGAAACAAGAATCCACATCGCTTTCCACATCTGCGGAAAACCTAAAATCTTTAAATTTTCTATTTAAAAAATCTTTTTTCAAACTTTTATCTTTTAAAAACATAACAAAATCATCAGACAAAATGTTTTCCTCATTAAAACAATCTAAAACAGAACTAGAAAGTTCGTCTACAACTATAACCCCCTTATCTAAAATCAAAAGAGGAAGATCAAATAAGTTACAATTCTTTCTATCGAACAACTTAATAAAAAAATCATCAAAATTCTCACACTTAAAAACATTTACGCCAAACTTACCAGTCCACACAAAACAACCGCTGATATTATTCAACTCAGAAACCCCATCGCAAACAATCGCAACATTGGCATCAGGTAAATTCTTTTGAACAGAATACCAACTTCCAAAAGACATCCAATTTGAAGAAAAAGAATATTCAGCCCTAATCAGAACATTCAAACCCTTTCCAGTCGAAGTAACCATGCCTTATTATAGAAAGCAATTAGATTTTTACTTATTTTTCAGTTTCTACTTCAACTATTATAAAGTTTTCAGTCATTTCAGAAGCGTTTATAGAAACTAAGTATTCATGGCAAGCTTCAAGCATTTCATTTGCCTCATTAATATCAGTAGTAAACCACAAACCAACACTGGGGTGTTCTAAATTAATTCCTAAATCTTTATTGTGCAAAGTATAAGACTTCATACTACTTCCATCTCTCAACATCATTTTCATCAATAAAATTCAAAACATGTTGCCCAGTTGTAGAAAAGTGCTTGCCAACAATTTTTATCTTATCACTATGTATTTTCCTATGGCATTTGCAACAAACTGTGAGCGAGTTGTGGCGAGTATATCTCCCTCCCTCAGATCCTGGCACAATTCTATGTGTGTCAAGAAGGTCATAATCATCTTCCTCACAAAAATAACATTTCCCATCAAAGAGCTTTTTAATCATTTTTTTGGAGTACTTCTTAGTCATATACTAAAGAGAGAAAGCTACTTATGAAAACCGATAAACAAAAACTTGATTTTTTAGTAACCGGAACAGGGCGATGTGGAACCGTCTATATGGCCGAACTGCTGACCAGTCTAGGAATTCCATGCGGACACGAAAGCTTCTTTCAAATGCCAGAAAACTCAAAAGAAGCTTCTCATGTAGAAAAAACATTTGAAAAAGTAATAACAAAAAGAATCAAACCACAACTCAGCAAAGTGTCAATGCAGCCATCAAGAGATACCAAGGGAAAGCCTGCTAAACACCCGCCATGGGTTGAAGAATCAGAAATCATCGCAGATTCTAGTTACTTTTCAGCACCATTTTTAAATCATAATCTATTAAAAAACACAAAAATAATCCATGTTGTCCGGCACCCCTTAAACGTCATATCGTCCTTTGTGGAAGACTTTAATTATTTTCATAAAACTTCCGCTCCCACAAAGAGCGATGCAATAGACGCACCTCAACAATTCATATATAAAAACCTACCTCTCCTCTCAAAAAAATTAAACCCAATAGATCGAGGGGCAGTGTATTATATTGAATGGAACAGAATGATAGAAAAATCCAATAAAATAGATTTATTTGTACAAGTAGAAAAATCTCCAGAAGTTTTAATGAATTTTTTAAACACAAAAAATAAATCCTATTATGATAATACAAAAAGAAATTCAAGAAAAAGGAAAGATATAAAAATCCAATTAAATGACTTCCACCCAAGCATAAAAAAAGAATTAATTAAAATAGGAACTCAATACGGATATTTCCTAAAACAAACATAATAGAAAGAAATGAAATGCCAAAAAACAAATATGATTTAGAAGTATTAATGCCAATTTCCGGCAAGGGAATATTTGGCGGAAGATTGTTTCACTTCAAAAAGTATGGTCTTTTAAACTCCGAAAATGTAAAAATAAAGTTGATCCTCTTAACTGGAACGGAACAAATACCAGATATAAAAGAGGGATGGGCCGAAAATATAGACATAACCACTGTGCGGCATTTCAACGACCATCCTGCCTCGAAAATATATAATTTCTTTGCAAAGCAAGATCCAAATGAGTTAAATGCAGATTGGTACATGAGAATAGACGATGATAGTATTACAAACATTGAAGGTCTTATGGCTGAACTATCAAAATTCGACGTGTCCAAAAGTAATTATTTTACAACATATTTGCACCACCTCTGGGATGGTATCATTGAAAGAAAAATATTAGCAGATTTAAAATACCCCCCAAACGTAATAGAAGAAATAAGACATGAACACGAATGCTGTGTAGTTTCTCATGCAACGATGAATAAAATATTATCAAATAAAGAATCAAAAACAATATTTGAAAGCAGGGCAAGCTACCCAGTAGAGGTGTGCGACAGATGTTTTGGATGTGGCGCACACATTGCCGGAGAACGTCCACGGGATGTCCCCTGGTTAGACAGAGAAGCTAAGGTATGTAGATTGTCGTGCTTTGGAGGAGACATACATCACGTACATGAAGTTGCTTATGATAAAAATGAAGCTTCGTATAGCTTTATGAGAGAAAAATTAAAAGCATATGATAATCCACCACACATGAAGCATAAAGTAATACAACAATCAGGACTGCTAGGGATGGGATACACCGCACCATTTGAAATCGGAACATTAGACTTAAACTCAAATGAATTAAAATTTAATGAAGAATATTCTGCCAGGATGACAGCCACACCAAGTGCCGAAAGAATGTCAGCAATAAATACATGGTTTTGCAATTGGATGTACAATAAAGAATTAAAAGAACTAATGTTAGTTGATGAGTGCGGCATTCCCCTTGGACAATTTACAAAAACCAAACAAGGGGAATGGTTAGGAACTCTATGGGAAGGATTTAATGTCTATAAACTCACAGGAATCGAAGAGGACAAACCAACAGGATCGACAGGAGATCAATGACTCAAAATATAATCTAAAAAATCTTGCGAAACTTGATAATCTGGGAATTTATTCTTGTCTTCTGGCCAATGTGAAACAATTCTTTCCGCAATCAAACCTTCCTTGAAAAAACCTTCTGCTTTAGTTTGAATTATATCTTGAGAAATAGCCTTCAGCCCAGCATTTTCAATCGCTGCGTCATACGTGGCTCGTGGGAAAGTAACTTTGGCAACACCTTCAACTTCATATCCCATATCCTCTAACTCGGATTTAGAGAAAACAACATGAGCAAAAGCCTTATTTAAAGAATTGTACAAATGCCCACCATGACGAGAACACCAAGGATGACATCTTAAATATATCTTAGAATTTTCATGGGTAACCAACTTGACTTGAGATAAAACTTTCGCCATGCGATGACCCATCTCAGCATCGTCAACACTACTATCAATCCCGTCTAAATGGTCCAAAACATCATACATAAGAACAATATCAAAAGGCCCTTGCTCACGAACTTTTTCAAAGTCATTAGAAAAATAACATTTATCGTCTGAGTCAGGCAAAGAAGAATGGGGATCATATCCAACTGATTTCTCAACATTGTTTTTAGCAGCTTGAAACACGACATGGCCTTCACCACATCCAAAGTCAAGAAACCTTTTATTACTTAAGTCCTCATTAATCATTAAATAAATTATACCCTCTGCTCTCTCCTGTTTGTCCTCTTCCGACTCCGCTTTACATATTAACTCCTCAGGTACGGCAGAAGGCCAAAGCGGAGATTTAACTAATTCTTTAATCTCAGAAAAATCCATATGAGCTTTTAATTCATTAATTTCATCTAAAGAAAGACCATCAACAGCACTTTTAATTTCATTTAATTTCATTATTCTTCCTTTTTCAAGAGCTTTTCTTTATTCTATCTATAACTAAAGTTGTCGATAAATCTTCCACCAACTTAAATTCCTTAACCTCTGAGACCAGATCCGAACCTACTATATTTCCAGACCAGTCTGACCCCTTTACGAGAATATCAGGAGATATTTCCTTAATGACCCCATAAGGCGTAATGTCATCAAATGATACAACATAATCTACTACTTCCAAGCCAGATAACACTTCCATTCTATCAATTAAATTGTTAATCGGACGAGAGTTTCCCTTTAACTTCTTAACACTTGAGTCACTGTTCACAGCAACAACCAATTTATCTCCCAAAGACTTAGCATATTTTAAAAGCTCTAAATGGCCTCTGTGGATTAAATCAAAGCACCCATTAGTAAATACCAATTTAAAATTTCTATCATTCAACTCTTCAATATTAACAAATTTGCCACAAAAATCGAACCTAGAAAGTGGCTCATTATACTTCCTAGAAACATAAAAAGTACTGGCCTCATAAGCGATAGATGATGATTCTATAACACTTAGTCCGCATGAAATCCCCATAGCTAAAAAAGCCGTGAAACAATCGCCTGCTCCTATAACACTATTGACCAATGAACATTTTCCAACAATATCAAAATAATCTTTACCCACCAAACCCTTAACCCCATCGCCACCATGAGTAATCACAACACTCTCGCACCCAAGAATATCCTGAAACCATTTACATTGTTCCTTCCAATCACGAATCCCACTTAAATTAAAAGCCTCCTTAGCATTGGGCTTAAAAATAGAACACCCAATCCACTTTTCTATTGGGCCTTTTTTAGGATCAACAATAGTGATCCCCACATCAAGAGGAACAAAACTCTCCTCCACACCACTAAAAACCCCTTTGTCATAATCTGAAAAAATCACCACCGACTTTGGCACGCCTCTATTAGAATTACAAACATGATGAAAGATTCTATTTTGGTGATCAACCAACTCTGAACCTGCCAAACTATAATTTTCAGATTCTACATCCCATCTACTTAAAGGAAAATCCCCATCATAAAATCTTCTTTTTATAGGGACTTCAACTGATTGGTCGTCAAATTCAATACAATACGACATATCAATATTATAATCCCTAAATATTTCCTTAGAATATCTTCCAACTAAACTGAAAAATTTTACATCTACATTAAAATGACTAAATTGATAAACTACATTTGCTGCTCCCCCAGGCAAACTCTTAAAAGAATTAGAATCAGGGGATGTCATGACTGGTATTGGGAATTCAGGACTTATCCTGTCCGCTTGCACCTGATAATACTCATCTACAATAGAATCTCCAACTACAGAAATTCTTGGTTTCTTCTTTTCAACCAATGAGATAAAATCAATAATGTTCATAAAAATAAGTTAGTAATATAAATAAAATGATGATGAAATTAAAACCAACAATAACATATGACTTTGATGGCGTTCTACACAAAAGCATGAAGCCGGTCAAGCAAACTGGTCCAATTAGCTACACAAAATGGGATGAATGGATTCCTTTCAAAGAAATGCATCAATGTCTAAGAGACGATTCTAAAAAAAATAGAATAATAATAGTTACAAAAAGATATCAAAAACATAAACCACATATTGAAAAATTTATAACAAAATTTAACCTCCCAGTAGAAAAAATAATTTGCACAAACATGAAACCAAAATGGCCCACCTTAAAAAAACTTAATTCCAAAAAACACTACGACGACAGCAACAGTGTGGAAAAAGAATTATTCAACAAACCAATTGCCTTCATAAAAATCGACCCATATGTAGATATATAAAAAGACCGACATCTAAACATTAGAGATGCCGGTCCCGGAGAAAAGAAATGGTGTTACATTATTATAGTTAAATCCTACTAAATTCAACAACATCAAATTCCTTGTAACTGGCAACCAGATTTTCTGGTTGCCAGTTATCGTTTAACTCAGGGAAATATACGTCTCCTTCATAATTCCCTTTCACCTTAGTGGCAATAATCCTATCCACTATGCCCATTTCAAGAGACTCTTTATAAACAAATCCCCCTCCGATTACAAAAACTTCTTTTTGGGGAGCAGATCTCGCCGCTAAATTTCTGGCGAATAAAACAGCTTCTTCCAAATTGCGTTTAACATAAAGAGGTCGCATTCCATTAAAAAATGCCCCTCCAGAACTAATTTCATCCCCTGCGTCCATAGATTTAGAAACAACTATATTAGTGCGACCTGGCAATGGTCTAACAGGAAGAGATTCCCATGTCTTCCTGCCCATGATAACCACATTGTTAACTGTTCTTTTTTTAAAAAGCTGCCAGTCTCTGGGAATATCCCACGGGATTCCCCCTTTGTTGCCAATAACTCTATTTTGATCATATGCAACTAATATTGTTATCATTTCTTACGACGGCTCCGTTTTCTTTTCGGTTCGGGTTCAGGAGCAGGAGCTTTCATTTGCTCTATCCAAGATAGCCTTTTTTTAAAAGAATAATCATCTAATTCTTTATCCGTTGGCTTTCTGGATTTATATTTCGCCTTATCCCAATTTTCCTCGTCCCATGAATCAAGATACATAAATTCATCACTATTTGAGCCATCACTTAAATCAGGTTTTCCTTCAGATTCAACAACATAGAATTTTTTAACGGGGACGATTTCTTCTACAATATAAATCATCAAACGGCCACCGGCATTGGGATTTTAGATTCGGGATTATAGTCCACAATACCAAAATCTTCTAAAGAATAGGAAAAAATATCTTTTGCCTTATTCAACGCCAACCTAGGAGAATGTGGTTTGGTTCTAGACAAATACTCCTCAACAGCAGGAATCTGATCTACATAAATATGACTGTCCACAGTTGAATGGACAAATTCATAAGGCTCAAATCCTGTTTGTTGTGCCAACATATAAATTAAAGCACTGTAAAATTGAATGTTAGCAGGAACTCCGACAGGGAAATCACAACTCCTTTGAGTTAACATCCCGCTCATTCTGTTTTCATGAGTAAATATTTGAAATGTATAATGACAAGGAGGAAGTCTCATTCCGCCCATTTGACTTGGGTTCCATAATGAAAATAATATTCTTCTACAATCAGGATTTTCTTTTATTCTATTCACCATCCAACTAAGTTGATCGAATCCGCCCTTTCCATAATTAGGATTGCCAACATCTCCATTGGCATATTCCCCGCCAAAATGACGTAATTGGAACCCATACACCGGGCCAAATGCTCCTTCAACATATCCATTTTTTCTTTCAAAATCTTCATCCACCCACGGAGTCCATATGTTAGATTCTAATTTTTGTAGATCGCTATTTAAAGTTGAACCAGAAAGAAACCAAAGCAACTCAGCGAATATCGACTTGGGCCAAACTTTCCTGCCCGTCAAAAGAGGGAATTGGTCTTTAATTAAATAACGAGATTGCAGGCCAAACACTGCGACTGTTTCAATCCCGGTACGGTTAACCTTCTTGACCCCATTACTCAAAATGTTTTCAAGAGCATCGTCATACGATTTTAAAATATAAGACATCTCAAGGCTCCCGTTATAATTGCCTTGAATGATTTTAACAAAATAAAAATATAAGATCAAGTTTTATTAATATCAAATAACCATTTTTTAAAATTCATTAAACTAATCTTCGCAAGTTGACTCTGCTGGCATTAATTGATCCATGGTTTTAGTAAGAAGATCGTCTTTTTCCCACAATGGGCCATTATTAGTGCAAGAATATGTAGCAGTTTTACCATTGTCCTTAGGAAGAATATTAATTTTTAAAACAATTCCCCGACTTTTATAATGCTTGCATTTAGGGTTGTTATTGACAATCTCATCCCCTACAGAAGGCTCATAAGAATTACTTACAAAATTTCCATCAAACTCTTGCAACTGGCAACTCCCGCCCATTCCCTTGGCGGGGGCTTCAGCACCATAAGACTTACATCCTTTTTTCTTCTTTTTCTTAAAAAAAGGATCTTCTGTTAGGCCCGGCCACTTTCGTCTTGTCGGAGAACCAACTCTTCTCATAAATCCAGCAACGCTAGCCGTAGTAGTAGCCACTTCCTCAATGTCGCAAAACCACTTTTTAAAATTCATTTCAAATACTCCAATGCCTATCAGGGCCTATGTTTTCTTTTCCTACCAGCCAATTCGAAAATGATTTCATTTCAAACTGGCGCTTCGCCTGCTTGCTCATACCCTTGCATAAGAATTTTCGTGAGGGTGTCTTTGTCAACAAAGTGCGTATCTTTATCTGGCTGGCTAGTTCGCTTGCCATTTTTCACTATTTTCTGTGCCAAATGAGGATGCTTATCACTATTTATCTTAATCAATGCGCCATTCTTAACTAATTCAACATCAATGGAAGCCAAATTATAACTCTTACCATTCAACGTGAAATTAGCAACAATAATATTTTTTAAATCTTTAGGACGAATATTAAGCTCATCACTAAGTGATGTGACAAAATCAGCATCTTCTGTAAACCATTCTTTAAATTGCATTTTTTACCTCGCTCTAAATATATATTATACAGATCTTAATAAAGGAAAATCATAATGAAGTCTACACGTTTTTATAGTTTTAGAAATTTTATGGATATATGTCTAAAAGAAAGCAAAATAGACGAACTTGTAAAGAGCCAAGACTTAATATTCTTTTTCAAAAAAGGCAAAAATATCTATGGCGGAACAGAAGAAAATCGTGTCATGTTTGCAAGAATGAAAGATAAATCAGATAAAGGCCCTCCATTAAGCCTTGACGAAAAACCTACGTTTTCAGCAATTAACATAAAAAGACTAATTGACAGACATGCGGAAGACGACTCTACGTCAAAACTAGAAAAGACATTTTCGGAAGAAGATGTTGATAAAATGAAAATAATTGACATTAAAGAAATAAAAGAAAAACTCAGCGAATGACCCTCCCCTTCGATAATTCCAACAAAGACAAAAGAAAATACCAGTGCTTTGTATGTGGAATAATGTTCCAAGATTTTGATTTATTCAAAACTCACATACTAGAATCGCACGAGGAAGGAAGAGAGTATGTAATTTGCTCTCTTGAACGATGTAAAGCCCCAGTGAGAGATATAAGAATGCATTTCAAAGCAAAACATCCTCACGAAACTATGCCCAAAAAAGGCCAAATGAAAGCAATGATATGGAAAGACCATAAGAAAAAAGGAGCAAAGCCCAAAACCAGAAAACCAGTGTTCAGAGAAGGTTTCTTTACTTCAAAAAAAATGGGAGGAAAAGAAATGCACTATAGGTCTGGATATGAGTGCGACGTGTATGGATGTCTAGAATTAATCTCAGAAGTTCTAGCATATGATGTTGAGCCATTCAAAGTTCCATACGTTCATAAAGGAAAACAAAGAAAGTATACTCCTGATTTATCTGTTAAATTTTCCGATGGCCGAATAGAAATATGGGAAATTAAACCCGCATCCCAGACAATGCTGGATGTTAATCATTCCAAATGGACCGCATGCAATGATTATTGCAAACATCGTGGATGGGAATTTGTTGTAATGACAGAAGTGGGAATCGGAAAATTAAAAAGAAAAATCAAACGGACCAGACATTGAAATCCCAGTCACCCCCTTCCCATCATCCGATGTGATGTTCCACAATCGTCCGATTTCATCTTTTACGTTTACATTAAAAACACCATTTTGATGGAACCAATTAATGTCTATTAAAGAAGGATAAATTTTTGCATCCACATATTCCGAACATGCTGCAACTAAGGCAGAATCTCGCATATGTCTATGATACTGGCGTATCGGATGATCATAGGTTTTCAAAGGATGCATTATTGCAGACTCAATAAAATTCTCATTCTCATTTAAGTCTGGTTTCCACCTAACTGGGTATTTTCTATAATTCCCATACCATCCCAAAGAATTATGAGTTGCCGTCTGACTGGTTGTTGGCATTCCATTGACCCCCGCAACAGAATTGTGGGGATGAGTAGATCCATCCCCCCAAAAAGATAAAGAACCAATTTTGCCCCCTAAATAATAAGCCAAAGTCGGTATCAATTCTTCTGAAAGATCAAAGACACCTGCCATGTTCTGAGCATCATGCGGGTGCGGTCGTGGGAATTGACCAAGCTTCCCAGATAGTCCTCCTCCTGCACCCATAGGGAAAAACCCATTAGAAAAATGGTTCGTCAAACTTAAAAATTTATCAAAAAAATTCAAATCATTAAGAGCAGAAAGATAGTCTCTGTGTAAAAAATAAAAACATCCAAGAATATAAAAAGTTTCATTAAATTTCTTATCAATTATTTTTTCTACAAAAGGGAACTTGCACTTCTTCATCCTAAGATCTGTGCCCAGCACCCAATAATTCGATTTTTCAGCTTTTTTCAAATCTGATTCAAAAGAATTAGAAGTGACTAAGCAATCATATTCTAAATAACAATACCAATCCTTATCAGGCCATTTATCATATACCTGTTTCAAACCAAAAAAAACATTACGATAAGGATTATTAGGAAGACCATGATTAAGCCCCCTAACAAGATGAGATGAAGAAAATTTATCTTTATCAAGATCATCCCAAGATACACCATCCATCACCGTCAAAATATCCGTGGTCATCCACCTCTTGACAGAGTCTATAGTATCCAAGACGACATCATCGTCATTATGTGCTTGTATTATTGCAGCGATTTTCATTATAAACTCAAAACAATATCGTCCACTTTGCTATACAAATCCTCTATCGATCCATCATTTACTAAAAAATGGTCAACATACTCAGCACCCTCTGGCGACAGAAAGGGGGCAGGGGTCGAACACGGGTGTAATGCAAACCAATCTACCAATGGCCTTATTTGAGCTTCAGAACCATTAGGGTCCTCATTCTCGTGACCTGGCCTCCACACCAACACCGTTGTTCCCCCAACTTTTTTAATCTTTTTAAGCTCATTAATATATCTTACATCAGAAAATATTGCAGATCTTACCCTATCTCTAAAAGCAAGTTCTATCCAAATTTTGCCCTGAATTTTTCTAAACCCATCACCGATCTGCTGCAAGCCCTGTCTCACCGGCAAATCAAAACCTTCAGGAATTTCTGACTTTGTTTTCCACTCTTCCACAAAAGAGCGATCTACATTAAAAGTCTCACAAAATATTCGTTTAACATTGTCAGCAAAAGACGCTCGCTCTACATCCGCCCATTTAAATTTAATTTTTTCAAACAGATAATCTGCCGCTGTATCCTTTCCATTCTGCATCTGGCCTGCAAACCCTACAATATTTACCATAACTCATTGCTCCCTATGAAATCAAAAACCATAAAGGATATTAATGTCATTGCTACCTATAAAATTAAACCATTGATAAAGGATATTAAATATACTATCATTATTCAAGATGAATAAAATTAAGAAAATTTGCGGTAATTGTAGATTATACGAATCCTCCGAACAAAGATGCAAAATAACCGTTTTGCACGAAGGAGAGCGATATAATATGCCTGTCTCTCCCGAAGATAAGTGTCACATGGAGGAATTAGGAATCGAAATTCAACAAGTAAGATGGTGGACGGAAGATGCTGAAACAGGAGAAAAAACAAATAATAATGGAGTTGTAAAAATGGAATACCCCAAAGGATTTTTCGGAGAAGAAAAAAATGAATGAAATAAAAGATATAATGGAAGAAATAATGGAAGAAGAAAATCCAGAAGCCTTATTTGCAGACGGATTTGATGATGCCATTATAGGCATTTGCAGAAAAGCAGGAGCAGGAAGCTCGCCAGTCGTGACTTATAGTTACGACAAATGCATCCAAACACTAATGAACCAAAGCATGTCACATGAAGAGGCTATAGAATGGATGGAGTTTAATGTTGTGTCCGCTTATATGGGAACACATACTCCAATTTTTATTGAAACCCCGATTTAAATGGGGTTGCATAAAAATAAAAATGAATTATTCTATTCGCAACAAGTGCACTCATCACAACATGGGTGTTCGTTATTCAAACAACAATCTTCCACACAATGCTCACAACTACAATCACACATAAAACCTCCTTTGTTTTAATTATCTATTAATAATAAAAATATTTTATATAGATTTTAAGAATGTCCGAATACATTATTTTATTTCCAAAGTCTGTGAATAGTCCAAACTCAATCTTTATGAATAAGGACATGGAACTGCCCACAAAAGAAATTAAAAATTGCGAACTAGAAGATGCAATAGACCTCTTGGAGACATTAGGGCTACAACGAGCAAAATCATATACTATTGATAACAAAAAAAATAAGCACGAATCGTGCATGCCAGCAATCAAATTAGGGGTCATATTAGGGTCATGGGGAAAAATACACTGTATCCACGTCCCCGTGATAAATTTTAATGAAAAAAAAGCAACAGAAGATTATCATTCATGGCAAAGTTGGATGGAAATAAAAGACAATCAGAAAGTAAGCCCATTAATGAAAACAACCATCATGCTTATGAAAAACAAATTTAAAAATTGGAGCATTTATTCAGAGGACTTTTCATCCAGCAGCATTTGCATGCATTGGAACAATTAAAGTATAATTGCTGACATCTGCCAGTCTCAACAAACATCCAATAAAATCTGGGGGATGTATCTTTCTTCCAAACATATCACGATTAAAGCTCCAAGCTTCAACAAAATCATATTGAGACATCATTATTATGTACCCGCCTGCTGGGTCCGCTAAAGAAATGGTACCATCGTCATCGTTGTACCCCACAACAATAACATAGTGCCACGTAGTATTGGAACTCCTTATCAGACATATAGGGGGACGATTCTCCGACACATATGATTTAACATGATCCAAATCACTCTTTCTAACAACAGAATAAACCCCATAATAACTTAAAGCGGAAGCAATATAGTCTGGCGAGGTCATTCCAACTTCTTCCCCTTTATAACTAAACCATTTAGTTTTAGTCTTGCTTTTAACTTTAGATACTTTTACTTCTTCCCCATAAAAATTCAATAACATAGTAGCAGCAACCGGACCACAACTTATTTGATCCAATTGTTTTATTAGGGGAAATTTACTTATAAAACATTTATCAGGGTAAACAGGTTTTGAAATTTCATTATAAATGACAATCCCAGAAATTAAAGAAAGAACAAAATAAGCCCACCTAATATTTCGACTCATCTCATCCTCTGTCTTCTACCGGCTACATTTCGGGCCATCGCTTGCCTTTTTCTTTTAATAGCTTTTACATTCAAATAAACTTTAGAAACTCCTTTTCTGGTGACCTTAACCACTGAGGAATCCCTGATTCCCTCACGACTATTCCTAATCTGGGGAATCTTATTGACAAGCCCAAAAGTCCTATTAGATAACGCCGCAGTAGTAGCGACAGGCATACAAGTCCCGTTGCCTGCTTCGTTATCCACTCCGCCAGGGTAAGTTGGCTCGTGGCATTCACATAGCACATCTGGATCTTCGCACGCTGCACTGCAAGTGTCCGTATCAACATTCCACGCACCGCCACTCCAGGTATACATGCAATCGCCGCTTCCACAACAAGAAGCATTAGATGTGTCGCAGTCGCCACCATAGCAAGGAGTTGTCGCTGTTTCTCCATCTTCATAACCAGTAGCATTGGAATCCTGACAGGGGGCGCTAGTGTCGTAAACGTCGGCAGCATCTGGACAACCACATCCAGGTTCACAGTCGTCGCTGTCTAAGATATAAGTCACTACCGCCGTGTCGGGGTCGGTCGTGTGTGTATATTCACATGTTCCGGTGCCGCACGAACCGAGAACTGCAATCGGAATATCACAATCGCAATCAACCGTTGGCCCCGCACCCCCCGATGTACCTGTGCCAGAGCAATGAGTTGTCATCGTCACGACAGGTCCGCCAGGAATAGGAGAACCCTGACCTGACGGTTCGGGGCAATCACAATTATCACAACCACAATCACTTGTCTGAGTCCAAGTTGCAGGAGTAATGATTGGATAGCACGTACTGTCGAGTGCCCATGTGCCATAGGTACAATTAGGCCGCCCGTAGCATGGTGTCCAAACCCATTCGCAACTACCGTCGCACTGACATTCCCCGCCACCACCACATGTTCCGGTAAACGTCTGAACATTGATTTCATTGTTGATGATGGGTGCAGGATCAACGCCAGGTGTGCCCCATACCTCTTCGGCAACAGTACATGAGCATTGATGGCACTCTTCCTCAGAAACTTCCCACGTCCATTCGCATGTTCTGCTGGCACATTGGCAACCGGAATTATTACTTTCCCCACAATCAGATGTAAGCTCCCAATAGCAATCTTCTTCCCCACCGGGAACGTATGGATCAGAGTGGGACGTTGCGTGCACGCCTACGTAATATCCACCACCACAACCACCGGCTGATCCGGGTGTTCCGGTATACGTCTGGGGAATGGTCGCAGCATCTGGCACATCAACGCCAGGTGTGCCCCATGTATATGAGTCGAACGGTGTACATGAGCATCCAGGGCACTGAGAGCACGTACTGTTTTGTGTCCATGTGCCATCTTCACACTCACTTAGTAGTCCGATTGACTCTGGGATTGGCTCGCCGCATGGTGTCCAAACCCATTCGCAACTACCGTTGCACTGACATTCCTCGCATCGATAAACCCATGTGCACACTCCCTCGCATTCGATGGAACAACAATCACACTCACAACAACTAAAACAATCCTTAATCGGCATATGAAGTCTCTATCTATATGTGAAGTATTATTACTTATATAGAGACTTCGCCTTTCGAATAACATCTTCGGTCTTATCATCATCTAATCTAAGAATTTTGCTTACGAGAGAAGATTTATTAACAATATCTCTATAAGATCTTATGTTGGAATTCCAAAGTTTATTTGCTCTAACTTTTCCAATATGAGGTAGATTGCACAAGCCAACCAAATAATCGTCTACCCCATAAACAACTCTGGTTTGAAGATCCCCCAACCACTCTTTTTGATCCCATTTTGCACTCATGGAATCAATCGACTTTAAAACCGTTGCCAGACGAGGAAAATCCATTTGAAGCCCTCTCATATATGGGTTAAAGGTCTGACTGGGCAAGCCTTTAAGCAAAAGGTGATATGCATAAGCTGCTTTTATGACAGGCTTTTTAATGTTCCCAAACATTTTCCTTATACGAGCAGAAAAAGAAACCATTTCTTCTTCTTCATTTTTACTAACTATGCCAAGCCTACAAGATTCCACACTAGCAAGAGCCATTGAAATTGCATAATCATTATCCTGTCTATTATTTTCAAATATACTAGAAAAATTCCTTCTAAGATCAGCAACGTCAAAAGGATCAAAATAAAACATGCTGGATATCTTTCCTACCGCATTGACCTTATATTCTCCTTCATACTCTCTAATAATTCCTTTTTTTAACAACAAATCAACCAATTGATCAATAACATCATCATCTAATTGCATCGACTGAAATGCAGCCAGACTTCTGGCGTACCAGTCACGAAAATCATCTTTATTTCTTATATTTCCATGATGGATTTCACTTACTACATGAAACGCCATTATTTTATGATGACCACCTAAAGTGTCAAGCATTTGTGATTCAATATTTTGTTTCCTATTTAATTTCTTTACATAATGATCCGCCTGACTCTCAGGAATTAAAATATAAACATCCCCTGACGGATCATATTTTGGGCGACCAGCACGACCTGACATTTGTTGAATGTCATAATTTTCTACTTGGCTCAAACCACGATGAACCCCCAAGATTACAACACGACGAGCCGGTAAGTTTAATCCCCACGCTACTGTTGATGTGGCAACCAAAACTCTAAGGTCTGGATCTTCCTTAAAGTCCCTCTCTAATTTGAGTCTTTTAGCTTTTGTCAAATCCGCATTATGATACCCACAATTAATCCCTGCACGCTCAAGAGCCGTCTTCATATGTCGCCCAGTTCGCTTGGTATGAGAAAACACAAGGAACTTGTCATCTGGGTAGTCTTCTACGATCTGTAGGGCATGAGCGACCTTCTGAAGCTCTCTGTCCTCATATTTTTTATCACCATCATAGCATTTCTCATAATGGATAGTTAAAGGACAAGGCCGATAGGAAGATTCAATTAAATATGTTTCTTTTTTTGTTAATTCGTAACTTACCCATTCCCCAATTTGATCCACATTTGGCATCGTAGCAGATAAAAACACAAGTCTAATGTTTGGATTGACTTCTGTAAATTTCATCAATGCTGCTTCTAAGTGATCCCCTCTGCCATCGACTCCTATAAGATGAAATTCATCAACAACCAAAGTCCCAACTTCAGAAAGAAATCTATTTCCCTCTGATTTATGGTTGCGACATCTATGACTAAGCATTTCGCTTGTCATCAAGATTAAATTTGCCGCAGCCAACTCTTTTTTGCGATCTTCAGTTATGCGATAATCACCTGTGCAAATAGAAATCTTCAAATCTTTAAAATGGTGATCATCAGACGACCAATCATCAATCTTTTCTTGTGCCAATGCCTTCAAAGGACTCAAATAAAGGCCCTTGCCGCCTCTCTCACGCACTTCGTTGCTAAGAAACATCTCCGCTATCGCCGTTTTGCCAGAAGACGTTGAAGAGGCTATTATGGCGTTACAATCCCTATTATAAATCTCATAAGCTCTTGATTGAACAGGATTAAATTCATCAAAAGAAAAATTAGCATAATCAGGGAAACTGCTAGCTGGAATTAACTCATTTTGGTCTCCAAGTTTAATAATCGCTGGCATAATACACCCTCATTATACGCCCTCATTTGAAAACAAAATGGGACGACCGCTTTTAATAACAATAACAAATTAGGATCTTCTAGAAGATTGAGGCCTTTTAAGCCTATTCAATCCTATGCCAACTTCAATAGATAAAACCTCTAACATTTGATAAAAATCTTCAGCACCTTCCGCCACCGAAAGCCATTTATCCATTTCTTCATTCTTAGAAACGAAATTAACAGCTTCTCCAAGATCCCCTCCTACTCTTTGAGAAAATCTAGTTTTTAAAAAAAGCAGTTCCTTATAGGATAAAGATGACACATACTCTTTTAATACACTATTTGAACTTGTCATGATTTCACCTCGTTCGTAACTAATGACTTAAATGATAAACTCCAAAAAACTTGAAGAATTGCTGATCGCAAATTGGACCAGCTTCATAAACTACAGCAAACTTATGGCCCAAATCCTAGAAATAGTTCGTGACACAGAACTAGCTGTAGTGGAACAATCAACAATTCCAAAAATAGGAATACAAATTAGCCTCTCCAGGTTTGAATTAACACACAACGGATTCTTAATATGGGTAGAATTTAAGGTTCCAAAAGAAGAAAACAAAATCGCAATAGGAACCAGCGAACTAAAATTATTGGCCTCTGGCGATCTCAGTCATATTAAAACCATAGGCAACCTTTACTTTATTAACAATTAAACAACATTTACCAAACGAATGTTTTCACCATCTTCATTAATTATATCTGATTCAAGAAGCATACTATTATAGTCTAAGAACCTCAAGCCCAGATTATAAGAATCCAAACTGATCTCTCTCTCATTTTGGCAGGCTGTGATCCAACAGTATTCATCAGCTTTAACTGTCCCGCTTTTTCCTTCTTGCGTAATTCCAATCTCTAGAACAACCCGATTAGGCAAAAGCAACTCTATAGAACCATGTTCTTCAAGTTGAGAAATAAGTAATCTTTGAATTTTAGCACTCTGTGCTTTTGAACTTGCCATGACTATATGCCTCCAAAACCTATAATAACTGGATTTGGAATTATATAGCCTTTAATAAAAATTAACCTCACTAGGTTTGATACAGGCATAATTAAAACCTTCGTAAGAACACTCCTTATCCTCTGGTGGGTATAATAAATTACCGACTTTATCAATTGATCGTGTCCAACAATAAACTTTATTTGAGTCCGAAAAAAATTCTATAAACGATAAAGCTTCGTCGCCTAAAACCCTTCTGGCTATTTTGCAAATAAGAACGAACGGAAGAAACGGAACGTTTCTTCCCATTATTTGAATGCTTTCTAAATAATGACTTTCATAATCAGCCTTGCTATAGTGAATATCAACATCGTATCCATCGACACAAAAAGATGATGTTTTCAATGGGCTTAAGACATCTTCTTCAGAACGACTTCCTAAAGGGTAATTATGAACTATCAACCTTTCGCCTAATCGTTTTAAGTTAATAATTTCTTTATCAAAATTTCTATCTCTCATTATGCCTCCATATTATATATGAAAAAAAAGATGCTAAATAAATTTCTTAGAATAAATAAGATCTCCCCCTACTGGGTATAATAATTTATTAATCTCACCTAATCCTAGTATTAAAAACATCTCAGAAACTTGAGAATTAGAAACAAATCTAGAATGCGTACTCCAAAACCCATCACAATCTAATAGAGAACCATTCTTCTTTAATCTTGCTAAAAACCAATCCCTAGTTTGCTTGACCCCTTCTGATAGAGTCTTGTTGCTATCCCAAAATCCCAATAATCTAAAAACGTCTTTTGCATCTAGCCATAAAAAAGACGACCATGGATCTCCCTCTGCATAATGTCCGGGGATTCCCATTTTGCTGGTGACATTGATAAAATGGACAATAAGCCTAACCCAGTTTTTAACCAAAAATGGGTCAAGACACCCCGAATTTCCTATAATCCTAAACTCTATAGTTTCCCGCTTCCCCTTCTTGAGGTGATAGGTGTTTAAAGAATAATATTTTACATTTCCTAACCTAGAAATAAGAAGAGATGGGGACATTTCCGCATCATGTCCAATTAGATCAGTCAAACCTATAAACTGACAATAACGATTGCTCTTTCTCTCGTGAGGAACCGAGTCAAAAAAAACCGGCTCGCATTTGATCCAATAATACAAAACCGAGGCCAACTCGCTCTCTGACAGGTCCGCCACTTCAACATGAACGTGTAAAGAGCACCTCTCATCCGCCGCAATTGACTCATCATTAGAAAACCCTTCAACAACACGGCATATGTCTTTAAGACCTTTCCACCCCTTAGACACGGGAGAACAGACCTCTATGCCACAACTCGAATCAGGTTTGACAATCCAGAATTCGTTATTATGAGTATGATGCCACTTGGCTATTTCTACAGTTTTGCTTAAAGATCTAGAAATTAAATTAGCGACATAATCAGAACCAACAGGGTTCTCCCTTGTCAGCGGTCTGCTGCGTCCGTCCAGCGAATTCAATTCAATCTCAACACCAAAACGTCTGCTGTAATCGAATCCCAAATAATCATCACTCATATCCATAAATTTATTTTAAAAACCTACAAATTTAAATCAAGCTTGATTTAAAACTACAATGTAATAAAATGGTGATATGAAAAAAATTAAAAATAGACAATGCCTTTTGCTGAAAACTAAAGACAAAAGAGAATTCCTAACTGAGAAAAGCAATTATTCTTTGCTTTTGGAATTTTCTAAAAAATTTAGTCTCGAAGTGTCTGTCGTAAAAATAAAAAAAGCAACACTCCTAGAACTAAGCGAACTTGCCGCTGCTTTCTGTAATCCGAATCATTTAAATGAAGAAATAACTTATGAATTAATTGAAACAAAAATATCTCAAATTAAAAAACCTCGCAATAACATTATAAAAACTTCAGAAAGATTAGATGAATATATAAAGAAAGAATTTTTAGCAAGTAAAATTGTATCATTAAAAAAACTTAAAAGAAGATTTTCAGGATACGAACTGACTGATTCCTGCTTATGCAACCACATAAGAAAAATACGGAAAGAATTAGAAGCGGAAGGATATAAAATAAACAAAGATAAATCAGAATATAATATTATTTAAAAAGCATTTTATCTACGAGCGACAATAACAAACCAGGCAGGACCATCTGGAGCTACGCTAAAAACTTCCCACCGACCATTAAGAGAAAGATTATTTAATTCCTCTTCTAAATCCAAAACACTAGAGCGAATAACCTTCCATTCATACTCTGTGTATCTAGTCGAACTCAACGTGCAACTGTTTCTTACCGATGTATCTTCCGACATTAGAGATCCTCTTCGCTTTTTAATTCTATTTCTTCTAAATCTTTAGCATCTTCTCTGTGAATGGCCAACTGATACTCCGACAAGTAATCTTTCACCTGTTCTTTAGACTCCGCATCAATCAAGGAAGGACACCGATATAAAACATCTTCCGGCACATCATTGCGAGCCATACTGCTTCTAAACTTGATCTCCTCGCCAGCGGCCCAAGGTTCTTTAACAGTAAAACTTCCTTTTCCACTTACATCAATTCTCTCAGACATAATCAAAGTATTTAAAAGGCCAGAAAGCGGATTTATACCACGATCAAAATAAAGTTGAACATTTTCGGTTTCCATGAAAGGCCGAAAAGTTTTATTTTTCACATTTTTAATTTTCATATTAATTCCAACAATAGACCCGATCTTGGAATTCTCAATTTTCTTTTGAGTTTGTGTTCTAATACGACATGAAGCATAAAAAGGCAACGCATTGCCCCCTCCTCCTGTCGTTTCAGGGCTACCAAACATAACGCCTATTTTTTCACGAGTCTGATTAATCACAACCATAGTTGCATTCTGTTCTTCCAATATAGGAGTCAACTTTCTAAACTCCCGACTGCAAATCTTGGCACGCTCGCCAGGTTGTTCCTTGCCACCAACAATCCTCTTCCAATCAGCATCTGTGTAGCCTTCAGGAAGGTCAACCTCTCTGTATTCTCTAGCACTAGGCGACACACTAATAGAGTCATATACAATTACTATGGGAACCTCTATGCCTTTAACCGATCTAACCTTCTTGATTACCGTGTGTACCTTCGTAAACACCTCCTCCAATGTCTGGGGGGTGTATCTAATAACTTTAGATACATCGACATGACTAGCCGATTGAACAAAATCTTTGTTTATAGTATTTTCACAATCTAAATATATTGGGAACCCACCAAGCTTCTGGCAGCCACGAATAACATTAGTAGCAATAAGAGATTTGCCTGATGAGGCCGGACCATATATCTCTGTAAGTCTACCGCCCGGAACTCCGCCATTTATATATCTGCCGCTGCAAACAAAGTTAACTGCCAGATTCCCAGTATCCACAAAATATTTAATACTATCTATATCGTCTAAGACGCTGCCCCCCGTATCGGCAGCAAGATCCGAGAACAGATCGGCTACTGGGTCGTCGGATGCCGTTGTTTTTTTATTCTTCTTCGCCATTTATTATCTCGCCTAAAGTATCAATGATAGAAATATAACGACTGCAATCAGGGCAAGGTTTGATTGGATTAAATCCCACGTCATCTATGAACATCCAATATGTTTTATCATGCTGACATATACAACAAAATTTTTCAACAAGACAAAGTCCATTTTGCCTTGATAAAATAAGATAATCTTTATCCATTGTAATTCATTCCCCTACCAATAAGACATTCAAATTATATCTTAATCCAAAAATAAAAACAATATAAAAACGCCTGAGCAGCAGAACCACTCAGGCGTTTTCAAGATTGTCAAAAAACTTGTTTTTACCCTAAATTTCTTAACTCTTTAAGAAAGTCGTCATCAGCCAAAACCTCATCATCCCCGTCATCAGATGACGCTTCTACCTTTTCTGCTGGCGGGGCAGACTCTTCTGGTGTGGTAGACTCTTCTACATCAAAAGGTGCGGTCTCACCACTCGCCGCACCTGCGACCTCTTGAGACTTCATTGAATCAGGCACGGGAAGAGTAACAGCCGGTGCGCCTTCAAGTTTAAATTCCGAAGGATCAAACCCGCCAGAAGCGTTCTCCTGTGCCACTCCAAGGAACATCTTAAGTTCATGCTTAAGCTCCTCTTCTGTCTTTAAGCTTCGAAGAGAAGAAAGGTCATGAAGTCCCGAAAGCCATTCTTTCGCACTATCTTTAGTGCCAAGAGGGGAAGGTTCAAGGAACTTGGATTCGTTATAATTAGGATAAGATTGAGATCCTGATTTTCTCATTCTCTTAATTAATTTAAAATCACGACCTTCCACCAAGTCACTAATGTCACCCAACGGAGACTCGCCAAGTTCCTCATCACCCACAATAGCACGAATGATCATTTTGTGAACAGTCTTGCCACATGAAAAAATCTTAGGACCAACATTTTCCTCAGTTTCTCCATTAGCACCAATTTGAGAACGTACTATGACGTTATAGTAATATCTCTCAATCGGCTTAATAGAACGAGCCTTAGTTTGAAAAGCGTCTGCTTCATCAGCACTAACGCCATCCTTCTCCGACTCTCTCCACAACCAATTATAATATTCACAAACCGAACACTGGCCGAGCCATCTGGCGCCTTCAAGTTCTCTCGGACAATGTACGTTACGACCATTCATTCTATGTGTTCTAGTCGCACAATAAAAACTAGACCCCTTAGAAGGCGGTAGAAATCTCAAGGTGACAGCGCCATTTCCTTCAGGCATGCGAACAAAATTGTTTAAAAAATTATTACTATTTTGCCCTGAGTCGGATAGCCGACTCGATTCCTGATTAATGTCACCAATATTTAGTTTTTCATAGTTACTCACGTTTGTTACCTCGTTTTTAAAAAGTTAAGAAATTGTTTTCGTTCTTGTCATTCAGTTTAATTATAGTTTTCTTTCAAGTCAAGTTCAAAGAACTAGGTTTTTAGTCACCTCCTTTAAGTTCTTTTTTTGTAGACTTTTCGTTATCAATCTTTTCATATGTAACATCCACAACTCTGCCGATACCATCCGCACCCGCTTCCATCTTTGCCTTTACCGGCTTTATATTGTCACTCAGCATTGGAGGATAATTAGTTGGATCTGTTAAAGATTTCTCGTCATATTCTTTTTTACATTTCTCCTTAAGATACTCCATCTTTTCAGCCGCAGTTACCACCCCCGCATCTAAAAATTCCTGATTAAGTTCTTCACGACCAGATTCTTCAGCAAAATACTGATCTTGAAGAGCATTGAGGACTTCTAAATTATGTTTTAATTTATCTACGATTTTTTCATCTCTTTCTTCAGCAGTCTCCGCCGAAGAATTTGCATTTTCTACCATTTTATCTACTCCATTTGAACCTTCCAAAACATTCTCCGACTCTACGTGTGCTTTCCTTAAAGGAGTTTGCCTTTCACGATATTTCCATTCAATGTACTCGATTTCTTTTTTCTCTTTAGCGTCTGCCCGAATTACCTTCCGACGTGAAAGAACACGTTTTTTTGCTTTTTCTTTTCTTTTTATATCTTTTGCAATTTGCTTTTTATTTTTCTGTTTTTTTACCATTAAGTTAACCCCTTAAATCAGGCATATCTGAAGAAACTGTGCCCTGCCAATTAAGCCCCGTGCCACCAGCAGACCTTGGTGTGGCAGGATTTTCAAAACCTTTTAAGACCGCATCAGATGCGAAATGCTTGTCATTCATCTCTCTCTTCTTCCCATTATCATCTAATACCGTATAAACCATTCCGTGCATTAAGCCTCTAAAATCTGGGGTTTCTTTATAAATATCATAAAGTTTCCCAAGAGTAAAGGCATAACCACGTCGCTGACACTCCTGTGCTAAACCAGGAATTTCAGGATTAAAAGACTCCTTCCTCAATGGACGGCCCAAACTCTCTACTACTGGGGGCTTTACCGGCAAAGGAACTGCCGGTGTATCAACTGTGCCTTCGTCAACATCGTCAACATCCTCAACATCGTCAACATCCTCAACATCCTCATCTTCAACAATGGATTGAGAAATAGAATCAAAATTAAATTTTTTATTCTTTATGACAATGCCGCCTTTAGACTCTCTAAAACTAATTTCCTTTTTAACAAATTCTACAATTTCAACATTAACGACCCAAATATCCCTTCTGGCCAGTTGTCTTATAATGGCCGAGGCAACAGCACCCAAAGATGTATCCTCAAAAGATTTTCCAACTCGTTTTGTAAAAATCTTGACATCATCAGTGTCATAGCCTGACTCAGTTTTATCGTGATAATGATATTTTACTTCGTAACCCATAATTTACTTCTTAACCATCCCAACACCATAGCGTGTTTTAAAAAAAATAGGATCTCTATTATTGCCTTTGCAAAAATCCACCAAAGCGTCTCTTGCTGGCTTATGCGAGTTTACATAATCCACAACTACTAAACCCTCATGAGAAATGTTTGGCCAAATATAATCAAGATAAGTTCTGTGAGTATCATAGTTTTCTTCCTCATTGATTATAACTAAATCCCAACTTTTACAAGAAAGTTTATCAACAAAAACATTGTCCAACACTGTTCCTACATAAAAATCAATCAAACCCTTATAACTCTGTTTTACATTAGCTCTAGCCAAACGAGGCGAATAAAATGTCTCAGGTTTATTTTGAAAAGCAAAAAAATAATCAACGGTAGAACAAGATTTAAAAAATGACCCACTAAACAACCCTAACCTAAACCCCATCTCTACGACTGTCTTTGGCTTAATATATTTCCCTAAATAATAATAAAACGGAACAAATAAAGGATCGCTATACGCTGGGGTTTTTCTAGAGGACTCATCGATAAATCGAAAACTATTCATCAACACTCTAGAACTAATCAACTGTTTCTTGAGATCAGAATTGACATTCTCTTCTAACTTATTTAAATCCACTTTGTCCATACCATTATAAAAGTGAGGCTGCGCCGGATTTCTCCAACACAGCCTCTATTATAAACCCAATAAACGATTATTGAGGTTAACCAATCAATCGTTTAATAGATGTTTCTTAATTTCAGGACAACCTTAACAGGTTTATATGTCCATTTCAACTCTAATATGCCATTCTTGAGAGTTGGCTCAGGGAATCCTTGTTCATCAAGCATCACCAATTCTCTAAAAAAGATCCGCCGCACGGCACGAGATATTACTTAGGCACGTAATGCGACCTAAATCTACACTATATATTGTAATGACAACCATAAATAATTTAAATGTAAATTAAGGATTATCATGGAATTTAAAAACTGGTTTGGCAAACAAGATACAGAAGTAGATGAGGCTGAAATAGATCGATTATACGATAAAGCCCATATATCTGTAGAATTGGTACGTGAATATAAACCAGAATTATTAAATAATGTATCTACAATTGCAAATTTAGCCAGCGGAGCTTATGGCCTTTACAACTCAGGTGAAAATAAAAAAGTTCTCCCTACAAATGCTAAATTTATTTTTGATCAAAAACATATAGATCCAAAGACCATCGACTTACTTCCTAAGTCTGTTATCAAACAACAGTTCCCTGAGATAGATGAAAAACAAATTAAAGAAAGCGACACTATTCACGTCAACATAAGCCGAATAGTTAAAGAGTCAAAAACCGATTTAGATGCTGTTCTGCAAATAGCATCAACCATAGTTCACGAATGCACACATGAAATGGAACGAGAAGAAACTGGTCAGACCAGCGAAGTAGGCCCCCAAAGAGCCGAAAGAGAATTCATGAACTGGGCCAAACAAAATATAAAAAGAATTCAGGACAAACATCCTGAACTAAAAGGACAAGAAGATGGACTTCAAAGAATATCTGTTAATTAGCGAAAACGCACTTGAAGATATAAATTTGCCTGAGGGCGAATTAAACTTTTCATTCGTGCGAAGCAGTGGACCCGGTGGGCAAAAAGTAAATAAGACGGCCTCAAAAGCGGTTCTATCTTGGCACGTCAAAAGTAGCGTTATCTGGGCGGATAACCAAGAAGCACTAAGCCGATTTTTATCAGCCAACAAAACAAGCAATAAAGGACACTTCCGTGCCGATTGCCAAGAACAAAGAAGCCAAGGACAAAATAAAGAAGCATGCATCAATAAACTAAAAAGGGCAATTGAAGAAGCATTAAAAGAACCAGTAGAAAGACGAACAACCGCCCCAACCACTAGCTCAGTTGAAAAAAGAATTGGAAAGAAAAAACAGCGGTCACAAAGAAAATCTGAACGAGGGCAAAAGTGGAATTACTAAATTTCAAACAATACCTAGAAGCCGGATCAAACATAGGCGACACCGGAGGTGGTGCACACTATGACCAAGCCCTTATAAACACGGGCAGCGGAAGTTATATGCCACCAGAAGAAGCGGCTCGAAGACAAGCACATAACGCAGGCATCCCTTTCCCAACACCTCTGACACCAGATGTTCAACAATTTTATCCTGAGCCAACTACAATAGATTTACAAAAAAAAAGAAAGCTCAAGGTCAAGAAAAGGAATAAAGAAATAACGGGAAAATCATGAAAACATTTTTAGAATATCATAAAGAACAAGAAATTAAAGAATTTTCCCAATGGTTGGAATCTCAAGGTTACGATCCACAAACGCTAGATCTAGAATCACTACTAGAAGCTGGTGCGTGGGAAAAAGCTAAAAAGTGGGGCAAAGGAGCCGCTTTAGCAGGAGTCTTAGGAGCCGCAGCACTTGGAGTAATGCCACAAGGCGATTCAGATGCCCCATCAAAACAACCACAAACTCAATCTCAATCTCAAGAACAACAAGCTGAAGATGGAGTCACGGTTAAAGGGAACACTATCACAGTCCGCTTCTCCCATAAAAACATGAAATACAGTCAAGCCAAAGCTTTTGACATGCTTGCTAAACATCTAAACACAGATCAGATACCTCCTGGCGCTGAACAGGGCACAAAAAAAGGAGATGACGGACTTTGGCATACTACAGTTGAATTGTCAAAAAGCGGACAAGCAAATGCCGCACAAGCACGTTCAGGAATGAACCGCCCAAGCAATATCGTAAAACCATTACCCAGCGGACAAATTTCTCCTGACTCTGATCTATAAAAGGAGAGAATAATGTCCGACTTTATACTGGCGTTACAAAAACTAGCATCTGAAAACGAAAATATATCAGTCACTATAGATGAAAACGGTGAGGTCGAGTTTGAAATGGATGAATCATTGTTTATAGAGTTCATACAACTCCAATGGCTTCAAACAATTGAACGAAACTATATTGAACGAGACTATAAATGTGCCCCAGACGACCAGTGAGTTGTTACAAACTCAAACATAATCTTCTTTATTTGGCATATATTCTTCCAGATTGGGCAAATCAAAGGGGGAATTGATTTCATCCTCATTCACTGGGAACAAGCCATAATTATTACATCTCCCATCACTTGGGTGTTTATATGTCAAAATCCTCTTAAGTTCAGGTTCATGCTTCTCATAGAGTTCTCTTAACACTTCAACCCTATCTGTAATATACCTTTCTAAATTAGAATGCCTTCTGCCTCTTCCAGAGTAATTCCCTGGTCTTGGGATTTGATAAAGCTCAAGATCAGCTTTCTTAACAAACAAACCGAAATCTACGTCATTCATTGACTTTGCCCTTTTTGTTTCCTTCCAAATCGGATTAAACGTCTGCTTCCTTAATTATCGCACTCACTTTGCTATCAATATCTTCATCAAGCTGTTTGCTTTTATAAATGTCGATATTAAGCTTGTCCATTTCCTTGCGAATCATATGCCCTCGACTTTGAGCATTATCATGGTTTTTATCCCACGCCCTTAAATGCTGTTGAAGCAATCTTACTTTATGTTTAGAAGCAATTGATCTTTTTTTAGCTTCTTCTACTTCAGGTTCGCTTTTTGAATAAGCCTCAGCTAATTTATCGCTTGAACCCTGTTCTTTGTAATGTTTGAATTTTTCAGCATATTTAACATCATACTCTAAATCATGCCTTGCCAAAAACGCTTCGGCATCAGCAAGTCGTTGCCCAAAATAGTCATACCACGAACCTTCACGTTCTAGGTATATGCTTAAATTTGATTCATTAAATTTCATATTTTCAGGATCAATAATAACTTCCATTGAACCCAATTTAATCACTTGTTTTTTATAGTTTGATTCGGCCATTATAACATCCTTAATCTGGAAGCCCATTCAGGGCGTCATTTGAAACGCTGCCATCGTCATTAAAGGTGGCAGCAAGAGTTTTGTCAAGTTTAACGTCGTCCATGTTTTCTTCTTTGTATTCATTCATCTTAGCATGATATACAGAACTATCAATCTCACTCATCTTTAATGTCTGCGGGTCATACTCGACATAAAAATGATATCTACTTTTCCCATTACGATGCTTAACGACAAACACACGACCAACACCCTGTTTCTTTTCTTGATGACTTTGATTCAAAGACCAAAGGCAATCAAGAGGGCGAACTTGTGCTTGAGAGTCGGCAATCATATCATCATCGATAAACCCGCCATTTTGCTGCGCTTCCCTTGCCGCCCTACCCGGTTGCATTGCTGTTAAAATACAAATACTCTCTTCGGTCGCAAATCCTCTTAAATCACGAACAAGCCGATACCTAGATTCATGAGTAGGCAACCCAGCTACGTCTTTCATTTCGCCAACATAATCGACAATAATCATATCAGGTCGAAATCCATTCATAACACATTGAGAAAAATAGGCTCGCAACGTATTAACATCAGCACCACCAGCAGGAAATTGCTTAATAACTAAAAGATTGTTGTTGGCCGACTCATCATACCACTCAAAATCTTTCAAATGGCTCTCTAGGCTCGCTATAACAATATCCCGATTTTCATAAAGATCTTGAATAGGTTGCCCAGTAAATTGGGCATCAAATCTCTGGGCAATCCGATCCTCATCCATTTCTAGAGACACATAAAGCACCTTTTTGCCCTTGTTGATGTTTTCTACAGCACCAGCCACAAGAGCTAAAGATTTACCAGATCCTGAAATTCCCATCCAAGATCCAAGTTCACCACGACAAATTCCCCCGCCTGTAATCTCGTTATCAATAGAAGGGAATCCAGAAGTAAATCTTTCTACAGACTTTTGCTCCTCACCCATTTTTTCATAACGAGAAACAGGGTCTTCAAAATACTCTAAACCAATATTGAAATCACGATCAATGTTCATGGAATCACGAAGTATTCCATACACCTTGGTCCATGTTTCCTCTTTCTCTGGGTTTCTTTTAATCTCCTGAATGGATTCATTAAAGGCTTTGCGAAGACCTTGCATCTTTGCAAAGTTAACAATCTTATCAAGCAAATACTCTTTAGCGTCTAAACCAGGAACATAATATTCATAAAGAGCATCTAATTCCCCCAGATAACGAAGTTCAACATCTTCGTTTCGGTCTGAAACTTTGTCTTTTATTTCCTGAATCAAAACAGATTTAGAAGGCGGCGATTTGTATTTTTTAAAATATGAAAATAAAATCTTGGCAACAACTGAATGCGCATCATTGACGAAATAAGATGGATCAACTAAATCTACACTCTGTACTAAAAAGTAACGATCAACCAAAAGCATTCCAAGAATGTTTTTTTGATAATCATCATCCCATCGATACTTCGCTTCCCCCGGACCATCAGGGTCAATCAAAGATTCAAGCACAGCTTGGTCACTATCGCTTAATTTCATCTAAAGTGTCTCCCCGGCACCCAAATAACTGAACTCAGATAAACTCACCTGCCCCGATCTAATTGCCTTTTCTTTAGTTATTTTCTTGCCCATTGACTTTTGAGTATTCCAAGCAATTGCTTTGCAATAAGTTGAAAACTTAGTATCGATCTTAAGTTTCTGTGTTTTAGAAGGCCTTACATTAAGTGGGACAACCTCTTTAACAATTTTGTCTAACAATATTTCTTGGAAAGGGCCAAACTTTTGACGGTTTGCGCCGTGGCGAGTACGATTATCCCACAAATACTGTAATTCCTCAACAACGGTAGAAACAAACCCGTCTTTAACATAATCTTTTGCGCACCTTAAACAAGATTCAATATAAACTTGTCTCTTGTAATATGATCCGGCTCGTACCATAGACAATCTTAACTCTTGAGAAATATCATCAACATCATCCGTGTAGTTGTTATTTAGGTTTTTTTTTACAAGCTGCCATGCCGCATAATGCGCCAAGTTTCCAAATTTCTCATCTAATTCACTATATTCGGTCTCCGTAACAGGAAAACTTTCAAATATGGACTTCATATGTCTCCTCTCTAAATTTTTAAATTATTTAACTCTACAAGTCGATTGCCAACTCGACATTCAGTCGTCAATTTTAATCCATCATACATTTCACAATTCTCCTCTAAAAGAATTTTAATATCCTTACACAGACTGGTGACGCCTAATGGTCGTGCCAATATAACAAAAGCATCATGTACATGAAAGACAACTTCCGCATCGGACGATTCTAACAAATCATAAAGCTTTATAAGTTTATCAAGGCAAACTAAAGATGCAGGCGCTTGGATGGCAAAGTTTCTAGCACGATATTTTTTCTCTTTAAAAATTCGGTTCCGACCAAAATAATCTATTGAGACATCCGCTATACAGGTTTGGCGTTGTTCTACCCAAGATATTGCAGTTTTGAAATGGCGGCAAATACCATTGTAAATGTGGTCGGCCATGCTTATCGAAACGCCCAGTTTCTTTGACAAAGCATTCTTGGACAAACCATATACAACAGGCAAGAAAAAACTTTTACACAGCTTTCTTTGCTTACTGGTTTCGCATTCAACTCCAAATATCTTTTTAAATATAGAACTATACAAATCCTCCCCTGAATTAATCATGTCACCAAGCACCGCATCTCCAGATAACCACTGAAGCACACTTACTTCCATATGTCGATAATCAAAATGTAAAAACAGATCATTAGGTTGGCGTGAGCAAAGATTGAGTTTGTCTTCCTTGCTCAAGGTGTGAGGGTTGAAACTGTCTTCTAGAACTTTCGAACAAAGTAATCGTCCGTTCAATTGGCCTTCAATTTGGTAGGTGGGAAAAACTTCTCTGCGAAGTTCTTTGTTGATAAGGCCAACAGTCTCTATCCCAGGCAGTGTTTTATTTATTAATGGCAAATGTATTTTTTTATAGACTTCCTGAAGATTTTGCCACGATTTATTACCCATCATAAATCGGATTCTTGTCTTGCATTCTGCCATGCCTTTGGGAACTTGGCCTTTACAATCCAAAAAAGACTCTAAAACCTTCAAATCGAGAATGACTGCTTCCGTACTAAATGCCTTGCCAGAAATAGCTAAAACATAACTAAAAAAGCTCTTTATCCCCCAGCAATAAACAAGTTTTTCCGGTTTGAAAATGGACTGCTTCAGGTAGGAAAAAACCGTAAATGCATTTTTCTTATCAACTTTGATTTCAACATAATCAGATTTCCCAATAACATAAAAAACAACACCCCCCTTGCTGGTGAAATCCAGATAGCTAGGGGAGAACAAGAACAAGGCTTCCTTGTCTTGAGATATCTTAGATAATTTTTCTATGTCCATAGACCATCAAATATAAAAACAAGTATTACATCAAGATTGTAGATCAGAACAAAAGACTTTGCAACTATTTAATCCTATTTTTTCAGCGCACACAACGCCCCATGGGTTAAATGATTATTTCATTTAATCAATATTAACTAAACAGTAAGAGAATATCTTAAACAGTAAGAGATATAACACTGTTAGAAGAAGAAAAGATAAGATAATTATCTTTTACTATTGAATAACAAGAATAAGAAGAACAAAGATCATTACTCTTCATTCTTTCATTCAATAAGTTATTCAACATAAACTTTCCTTCAATAATATTGATCAACAATCAAAAAACTTAAATATACTAATTCAGTGCACCTATTGAGAACTTCTAACTATAGCCTTTAGTCTTCGTACTCATTACTTCAGAAGACAAAATTCACAACAAATTAATGTTGACCCGTTTCGGCTTAATCTCAGACTATAGCGGACTCTTATTCTCGGTCGGCGGAGGGATCAGGGCCAGTTGAAAGCCCTGTCTGGTTCCGGTTGATAACCGGCCACCTAGAGTTTTTAACAAGAAAGGCATTTAGCGGGTACAGGCCAAAGTTCTTTCCCTGCCGTCATCGTAAGGACGGCTGTTGGTTGTGTGTTAGTATTCCTTGTTTAGAGCGATAACGCAGTGGGTTTTGTTTTTTATTAGTCCAGCCTTAGTTTAGTTTGGTTCTCCAAAGTTACATTGACAATATTATAAAATAATTTAAAACATGTCTAGTCAAATAATTTATTTTAAAATGCGAGGCCTATTATGTCTGACTGGAACGACTTACATCATAAGACAACAGTTGTCGATCTCCATACTCATCCTGCCCTTAAATCAACTGTATTTCATAGAAATTTAAGTTCCACGACAGGTAAATTCCTTCAACGATTTTTTAAGGAAAAATTTTGGCCCTTTAGCGGAAGAGTCACTTTCCCAAAGATGGAAGCGGGAGGCATGGATGTGCTTTTATCTACAGCGTATGTCTTAGAACAAGGTTGGATAGACGATATATCTTTAATTAAATGGTTATTTAAAATAGCCCCTGGTGCTCGTAAAAAAGTAGTCGATCCCACTTACTTTGATGCCACAAACATTATGCTAGATGAGATGAAGAAACAAATTGACCAATATAATAAAAAAACTAAAGCAATCCAAATAAAGTGGGAGGATTTTTCAGGAGTAGATGAGAACGACCTACAAAAAACACGTTTAGCAAGACTTGTGACCTCTAGCGATAAACTGCAAGAAGGGATTAACAGTGGTGATATGTGTGTGGTTCATTCCATCGAAGGAGCACATAGTTTGCAAGATTCACTTGCTGGAAAGATACCCGGCACTAATGGTTGGAATGATTCTCCCGAAGTTGAAACGGAAATATTATCTAATTTAGAACATTTCTTTAATAGAGGCGTTGCTTATCTAACTCTGGCACATTTTTATCCTAATCAATGTGCCAACCCAGTTTTCCCATACCCAGAATATGGTGCCAAGCATCTAAAATGGAGAAAAATATTAGGGAAATGGGATGAAACCAAGGGTTTAACTCCCATTGGAATTAAAGTAGTAGAAAAAATGCTTGAGCTAGGGATGTTAATAGATATTTCCCATTGCACATTGGCAGCAAGAAAACAAATATATGACATAGTCGATTCTAATAATTGTGAAAATTGTCTTATCGCTACACATGTAGGATGTTTTGAAATAAACAGAGTTACTTATAATATCCAAGATTGGGAATTCAAATGGCTTGCCGATCATGGTTGCGTGGCAGGAATAATATTTATGAATTATTGGACTTCCCCTGTGGACAGTGGTTTGGGTTTAAAATACATAGAACAGACGCTAAATCACATCATAAATGTTTGCGGGTCAGAAACACCTGCTCTTGGAACAGATTTAGACGGTTTTACTGACCCTCCAGATGAAATAGTTGATATGTCTGAATTGCCCAGATTAACTTGTTATTTAAAGGGTTTAGACTATAGTGACGATGTTGTTGAAAAGTTTTTAGGTGGAAATGCCTTGAGAATTTTGTTAGAAGGTTGGAAAAAGAAATAGATAAGTTAAAGGTAAGTTAAAGGAGTGATATATGTGGCGTTTGGATGCAATTGTAGAACACAACATGACTCCAATTGAGGCTAAAGCAGTTAAAATTGGAATTCTATGGATGAAACTTTCTAAAGAAATTTTTCCTGACTATAATCATATGCGGGTTAAAAAAGGCGATCCAAGGAAATCAGCATTATTTCGTTATTGCTATAAGCTCATTAAAGAAACTAAAGGACTTTTAGATGACGATGAGTATAAACTTTATATAAAAGCCCAGCTTGATGTTTTAAAGACAATTACAGACGGTCAAGTCAATGCGATGATAACTCCAAATGCAATTGTTGGAGAAAAAGCATGGAAAAGATGGTTGGTTTGGAAAAAGAGATACGATAAAAAAGCACTAGCTTCAAACACTAAAGAGGCGGGCATAAAATCTCATAAAGATTCGCACACAATAAGAGAATTAGAGAAAACAAAAAACTTCTTATTGAGAATATTTGAAAATGACCTTAAAAAGGAAGATGTCATTGAAGCAATTGAAAATCGCACAATGACACGATGGCTGATACAGGGGAAAGTAAGTCCGTATTATGCCGTGTTATCTCCTCTGATGAAGAAATACTTCAAAGACGAATCTAAGGTCAACTTTAACATCCCGTTTTACTCTGGGGGCATTACGGGGACTGTAGATGAAGAGTACAGGTCTTTGTTTAGTTACGAATTTTAATTTTTATATAATCAATTTTTGGCATAAGCGTCATTCCTCCGGGACATCCTGGACAACATGTTTTAATGTCATCTCCGAGAGGTTTCCCACAACAGCTTGCCACTAATTTACTTTTTTTTTTGGAAGCATGCATTTCTTTCATTGCTTTGCTTCTTTTCAATGATTTTTGACGATGGCCATTCTGATTGAGAATTTCATATACATGTTGTTTGCTGATGCTTAATTTTTGTGCAATCTCCAAAGGTTTCAGTCCATCGTCGTGCAAACTGAAAATGTTGACAACGAACTTCCCGTGACTGAGTTTGTTTTTGCAAACCCAGCAAGAGTCTTCATTCATCATTTCATTTAATTGGAAAAAGTTCATTTCGATTCTCAATAATATTTCAAAACTGTTGCTATAGTCTCTATTATTTCGTCATTGCTTTGAGTTGGGGCAAATCTTGTGATGCTATCTGCGGGCATGATCTCCCACTGGTTCCCCGATCCTACTCCTACTTCAATATTTGTATTGACAATTTTAAGTAGCCCAGAATCTTCTTCAAACACTACGTCAGTTTGATTTTGTATCACCCTTTTGTGGTCTGGTGCTTCTACTCCATGACCTCTAACTGAAAAACAAATCACATAATGGTTGTCTTTTAGTTTATGAACCCCTTCGAAGATAAATATTGATCTTGCTACCGACCTTAGTCTATTTGCCATATCGACAATGAGTTTTTCCATATTCTCCCATTTGTTATTAGGAGCATCTAATTTTTTCTCATTAATTTTTAGCACTTCTGACATGAGTTCTTTAGCAACATAAGTTTCAAAACCCCCGTAGCCTTCTCTGTTTATTTGATATACTTTTTTTGCTAACCAATGTGGAGAACCTTGCAGGTCATGGGATAAACGTTCAATAAACACATTGATTCCTGTGCCTAATCTTATTTTTATAGATCCTTCGCCTTCCCCCCATTGCACGACATCTACAAATTTCAAAGAAGGAACTTTTTCCCCTAGTTTCTGTTCGGACAGGTATTGACACATACCTTCAACATCAAACTTGCGAGTTGGAGTCTTTGCTTTAGGTTCTTTTTGTTGAACTTTTGGCTTAGATTCAAACCCGAATATGTCTTTCCATTCCATAAAGTCTTTATATCTCATAACATTATTTATTGTTTGGATCGTATATATTTTATGAAATCATTCGAATCTTGGTTAGAAAATAAATTGTGGCTGGAAGATAAAAAGGTGGTAAAAGACACCATTCTTGGATTATTGGACTTTTTAGGTGATTCGGAAAAGGATAGACTTAATTTTCATGTAAATAATATTGATACTGATACTAAAAGAAAGATTAAGAATTTAGGCATTTTAACTGATATCAAGGATGATGACCTGAATAAATATAATGATATTATTGAAATACTCGACAAGGGAAAGCAAACAGTATCTGAATTAATAGATAAAATAATATGACAAAATTTCTCCTATGCAAACCAACTTTTTATGGGGTTTCTTATGAGATAAACCCATGGATGGATGTTGAAAAACCACCTAGTTTGGCTAAAGCAAATCGCCAATGGGACAAACTTAAAGCAGTCATTTCTAAATGTAAGGCCAAGATACATCATTTAAGCCCTTCTTCCATTCTTCCCGACATGGTGTTTACAGCAAATGCAGGCATATTAAAGGGGGATACTTTTTTACCTTCTAATTTTCGACATAAAGAGAGACAAGGTGAAAAAGAGCACTTTAAAAGGTGGTTTAAAAATGAAGGGTATCAAGTCTACGAAGTACACCCAGAGATTAGCTGTGAGGGGGCAGGGGATGCTTTGTTTGAAGGGGAAACTCTTTTTGCGGGTTATGGCATAAGAACTGACAAAGAGGCTTATGGCACGATATGTAAGGTTTTGGAAATAGACAACTTAGTTTTCTGCCACTTAGTTGATGATTACTTCTATCATTTGGATACTTGTTTTTGTCCTTTGGGAAATGGCCATGCAATTGTTTATCCCAAAGCTTTCAGTTCAATTTCTTTAGAAGCAATGTCCAAAGAAATTGAACTGCATGAGGTTCCCAAAAAAGATGCAAAGAAATTTGCTTGCAATGCCGTTGTGATAGATAACCAAGTTATAATCCCATCAGGTTGTAACGAAACTAGAAAGATACTTGAAGATTTAGGGATGATTGTATTTGATGTAGATATGGATCAATTCATTCTTGCAGGCGGTGCTTGCAAGTGTCTTACTATTAAAATCTAAATAAGTTTTTTAAAACTGTTATTGCCAATAATGGATTTTCTTTAAATCTTCTTAATGAGTACGCATACCAGCTATCCCCAAAAGGAACATAAATTGATGTTTTGTGTTTGTATTTGACTTCATTTATAAATGGTCGCACATGCTTTACTCCAAATAAAAATTGATAGTCTACATCTTGACCAAACCATCTTTTAGCTAATCTTAAATCGTGCGTAGCTACCGCAACTTGGCAATTGTTTTTTATTAATTTTTCAACTACTCTTGCAAAATTTGTAAGTATATTCGTCCCTCTAAAAGCCACATTCTTATTTTCTCTATATGATCCTTTACATACTCGCACATGTATATTTTTAAGATCCCTTGCATCGATTAAACTTCTTTTCAAATTGGCTTGTAAAACACAACCAACTGGATATTTTTCATTTATTTCTTTAATTAAAACCAGTGTTCTTTCTGTGTATTTTGCATCTTCCATATCCACGGTGATTTGCTTTTTTTCTTTATCACAAGCAGACGCAATCTCAAGCAAGTTATCTCTACACTTCCAATATCCTTTAAGTATTCCAATGTTTGTTAATTTGACAGATAGAGATGATTTTGTATTTTTCGATAAGTCTATGACTTCTAAATATTTTTCTAGATTGTCTCTTGCCTCTTTATTTGATTCTCCTAGTAAATCGTATATTCCGTAGATGTTTTCTTTATTTAAATATTTTACAACACTCTCTGCGTCTGCAAAAGAATCTCCTGCGATGTATTGTTCCGATATTTTTTTAACAAGTTTTTTAGGAATGAGTTCAAATATGTTCATAGATTTGCTGGGTCAAACGAATTTGGATTTGTTTCTGACCCTCCGAAGTAGTGAATGCTTACAGCAATAGTTTTGATGCCTAGATCTTTTGCTGCTCGCATTCTATGATTCCCTTCATTGATTTTGGTTTCTCCATTGTGGAAAACATTTACTTGAATGGGGTTCTTGTAAAGAACTTCAGGGTCATTTTTCAAGACTTCTTTCCAGTGGTCGTATTTTTCTGGTATTACATTTTTATGTTCATCATTTTGACCGGGCAGTCTTTCAACATGTTCGATTGGTATAATGACAGTACTGTATTTGGCCGTAATACTTGTTTTGTTATGCTTAAGCCATTGTGGGTCATTTGGATTATCAGACCAGAACCCTAATTCATCACGCTTCGCCGTTCTTTCAGGCGTTATTTCTTTTTTCCCAAACCATTGCGAAAACGTTTTCATAGATTCTTTACCTGCATTGTATTGATGTATTTGTTTATTTCTTCTGGTTTAAATTGATATTCGTATTTAAGACCGTGGTAAGTTCCGCCATCTGGATTTGGTATTTCTTCACGTCCTGTCTCTATGACCGGATGACCTTTTGCGTCTTTTATTCCTTTGGGAAATTGAATAGTAATCATGACTCTTTTAGAATTATCCAATTCGTTTTGGGCGTTGTTTATTCTCTGCAATATAGACTGTTCAGATTTATAGTATTCTTTCATTGTATGCAAAATACTACGAAAAGCTTCTGAGATCATTGTTTCTTTTGCGGTGTAGTCAGGTATAAAGGCATTGCTGCCTGCGTCGTTAAAAAAGAATATATTTCTTTGCTCTGCCCAGTCAGCATCAGGAACATTGTTCCAAGATTTTTTAATGTAATCTTCTAATGATTTATCATCTCCTACGCCCACAAGTTTAGCGACATCTTCAAAAGCTGTTTTCCAGGATTTAGATTTGAAACCATTAGCTTTCCTTATTGCATCGGCATTAAATTCACTTGTGATATGATTAAGTGAAACTGTTTCTTCTTGATTTTCTAACCATTGCGAAAACGTTTTCATGATGATTTCCCATTAAAACTCAACATATTAATATATATCTTTATGGAATTAATAATCGTTCGACACGGAGAAAGTGAATATAACACTGATGTTTCCGAGAGTTTAGATAGCAGTCTGACTACTAAAGGTATTTTACAAGTTAAAAAGACAGCCGAGTACTTAAAAAAAATTGATTTAAGTGGATTTGAAGGAATAACGTCTCCTTATTTGAGGACTCTTCAAACGGCTAAAATTATTCAGGGAGAAACGGATATTCCGTTTCGAGTAGACAACGGCCCTGCTGAATTAACAATTTACTATAACTCCAGCGAATCCAGAGAACGCATTGATTTTTTAGATGTCCCTAAGCGTGATTTTGAGTTCGATTGGCCGTCTGTGTGGGATGGTAGATTTGCTGCTGAAGAAAATTTAGAAGACTTTCTTTGTAGGGTAGAATCGTTTTTATCCGGCTTAGATAAGGATGGAAAATATTTAATTGTTTCCCACGGATCGCCAGTACATACTATGTCTAATTTGATGCAAGGCATTAGAGAAGTCCCTGAGTGGTCAGATTCAATAGCAAATTCGAGTATAACTTGGTTAGAAAACGATAATTTGAAATATCTTTCTAAGGTGGTTTATGATTAATTTTTCAAAATGGATGGAAGCCAAAGAATCTAAAATTCTTTACATAATGCGTGGAGTTTCTGGCTCTGGAAAAAGCACGTTAGCCAACGGCCTTGCTGACCCTTCTAGCATTTTTTCTACGGATGATTTTTTTGGTCATGGAGATGAGTATATTAAAAATTTTAATCCATCTAAATTGGGGGAAGCTCACCAATGGAATCAAGATAGAGTTGTTGAAGCTATGTCGAAAGGAATCAATCCTATAGTAGTCGATAACACTCATACGCAAGCTTGGGAGGCAAAACCGTATGTGGAAGCCGCTCTTAAAAACGGTTATGAAGTTATTATAAAAGAACCAAATTCTCCTATGTGGAAAGTGGTTATAGACACTATAGAAAAGGATGGAGATCTTGACTCAGTAGCTGAAAAACTTTCTAGTTTGAATAAGCATGGTGTTCCAAAAAAGGCAATTGAAAGAATGCTTCAAAGATATGAGCCAAACATTACTGTAGATAATATATTGAATTCTAAGTCTCCTTTTGATAAATGAGAACTGGTGAGATTAAAAATCAATTTCTTCTTTTACAGTCACATCATGACCTTCTTTAGTTAGAATTTTTATTCTCTTTTTAGAATGTTCAAGAAGATAATCATTTATATTAAAAATGAAATCATAGTATTGTAATATTTCTTTATCGTCTGCCGTTCTTAATCCACGCCCCATTCTTTGTATTATTTGGTGGTCTGCCTGTCCCCCTGCGGCGTTGATTAGGTTGTGTGTAAAAACATTAATGCCTGAGTTAAAGATTCCTTGTGTTGCTATGGCTACAACATCATCTTTAGATTTTTGAAGTTGTTCAATTACTTGTTTTCTTGTCTCGATGTCGTCTTTCCCTTGCACCCATAATGAATTCGGCAACAAACTTTTCAAAGCATCTCCGTGAGCAAGTCGATCAACCAATATTAAAGTTCTTCCTTTTAGACTGGTAGTCAATCGTGAAACAATTTCATGGAAATGCCACGATTCTGCAATTCCATGGGTGACAGCGTCAAGATAAATGTCGTAAGGCAGTTGTGGTTCATTGATGGGATAGAAAGTTGCTTTAGATGGCGACAATATGTTTCTATCTTGCAAACTTTTTGTAGTAAGGATGCCGGTTTTAGAAGCTTTTGTTTTTAACACTGGTCCGAAGAATCCTTTGACCGAGTATTTTTGGGTTTTATCTTTCCCTCCAAATTTGAATGGTGTGGCGCTTAAGGCGATCCTCACACCAGCGGCCTTAAGTTTTTTATATATTGCTTTTGGTCTTTTGCTCATGTTTTCATGAATTTCATCTACCATAACCACTTGTATTTTTGGGAGCAGTTTTTCTATTTTGTGCAGTGATTGAACGGTTGCACAGGTTATCATATTTGGTTCTTTGTATTTGTCATATAATCTCCCTACATCTTTAAACCCCCATTTTTTAATTTCTTCATAGTTTTGGGATACAAGACTTTTTCTGTTGGCTAAGACCAAAGTGGGTGTGTTTGGCGGGAGTGCCTTTAAGGTGCCAACCATTATGAATGTCTTGCCTGAAGATGTTGGGGAGTAAATTATCCCTCTTTTATTTTTTATTATCTGATTTATAAAATCTACTTGGTAATCGTGTAAAGTTATATCATTGCCTAAAAAATCTTCATCAACATTTTCAATGTTAAATTCAATTACTTCTCGGCAGTCATTTATTTCGTATTCTGATTCTAATATCTTTAAGGCGGTTGTTACTTCTGGAAGAAGTCCGGTAAGAAATTTGCCGGTCAATTTGTTGAAGAATTCAGTATATCCGTCCCATAATTTTTGTTTGTATAAACGACTATGAAAATAGTTTTTTTCTCTAAATCTTAATGAACTCCAAAGCTTTGTTTTGAGTTCATTATCTTCAGAGGTTAGCCAAGAATAATCATTCTGGATTTTAAGTAGATTCATATTTATATTATATCAAAACTGAGATATCCTGTCAGGGTAATCGGAAATAATTCCGTCCACCCCCATTCTTGCAAAATGTTCAATTTCTTCAACGTCATTAACAGTAAAGACAAAAATTTTCAACCCCATGTCATGCAATTGAACAAACACATCTTTTTTAAGACAATTTTTTTCTAATCCAATTGAATAAAAATTTAATTGTCTTAATTCTTTAGCTTGTTTTGATGTTATCTCCATAGCCAAGTATCCCAACCGCACATCAGGAATTAATGAGTTTAATGCTTTCAGTTCATTAATTCTAAAGCTTGAAATAAGGATATTGTCTAATTGCCATTTATTTGATTTAAGCAATTCTGCTGTGGCTGCTCCTGCTCCTTTAGAAACCAATTCAATGTTGACTTGGCATTGTTGATTAAGGTAATTTAATGCTTCAATCAATGTAGGTATTGTTTCGGTTTTCCCCGCATTTAATAATTTAAGTTCTTCTATGCTTTTAAAGTGTACAAGACCTTCGCCGTCAGTAGTTCGTTTCAAATCTTCATCGTGAAGTATTACTAGCTCCCCAGTTTTGCACAAGCGAGCATCTAACTCAATTATGTCCACTTGTAATTCAAGTGCTTTTTCAAATGCCAAAATGGTATTTTCTGGTTCATATCCACTGGCTCCTCGATGTGCTACTTTAAACATATATTATTTATCCCTATTTAAAGAATATGCCAGCCCATGAAAATTAAATTTAATTTATTGAAAAAATTTGTTTCACATGTTTTTGTTGAACTGGGTGTTCCTTTAGAAGATAGTTTAATTGTATCAGACGTGATAGTCAAAGCTGATATGTATGGCTTTAATACTCATGGGGTAAGTCGCTTAGGATATTATATACAAAGAATATATGACGGAATTCAAAATACCTCTACGTTATTTAAAATAGTCAATTCCAATCATGCCACTGCTGTTGTCGATGGGAATAATGGCATGGGGCAAGTTGTTGGATATAATTCAATGAATATGGCAATTGAGAGGGCATCTGAATATGGGGTAGGATGTGTAGTTGCCAAAAACTCCTCTCATTTTGGGATATGTGGGTATTATTCTTTGATGGCGGTTGAAGAGGATATGATCGGTATCGTTTTCACTAATGCTCGGCCATCTGTTGCCGCTTTTGGTGGGAACAAATCTATTTTAGGGACTAACCCATTTTCTATTGGGATGCCTTCTAACACACATCCTTTTCTTATTGATTGTGCCACTTCTGCTGTTCAGCGAGGAAATGTTGAAGTGTGGGAAAGAGAGGGCAAGTCTGTTCCCAAGGACATGGCAATTCCAGAGACTGAGAATCCAACTGATTTGTTGGAATTGTTAAAAATTGGGGAAGCTGCTTTAAAAACTATAGGAGGGCATAAGGGATATGGATTGTCTGTAGCTATAGAGTTGTTTTGTTCCGCACTTAGTAATGGGTCTGCGTTAAGCAAATTGCGAGGTCATTATGAAGGATTGAAAGGAATGCCATATGATATAGGGCACTTTTTTTTAGTCATAAATCCTGCACATTTTATAGAAGTTGAATTGTTTAAAAACAAGGTTTCTGAAGTTAGAGATGAATTGAAAAAAACAGGAAATCATGTATTGGTTCCGGGCGACATTGAGTTTGAAAATAAATCAGATAAAATTGAAATCCATCCTGACCTATATAATGAGATTGAAAGCATAGCACTACAATTTGATTATGATTTAGAGGTTGATGAGATATGAAATTATCCGCTAGAGTCCCAGAGTCCGTTAAAAATGGATTTTTTTGCACAAGCGTAATTATTGTTACTGGGTCCCATGAATTTATCTTAGATTTCGTACAAGGCTTTGAAACTCCCGCCGTGGTATGTGCTCGTGTTATAATTCCGCATGCTGTAATGGGTTCATTTGCTGCGGCACTTAAAAAGAACCTAGAGGATTATGAATCTGTGCATGGTTCATCGCCTGTCGGTAAAAAAGTGGAACCTTTGAAAGAAGAAATCGTAAAAGAATCTGCCGCTCCTACGCCTCAAGAAATTTATGATGATCTGTCGATTACAGATGAAACTATAATGGGATTCTATGCAAATGGAATTATGATGCGATACACAGACGCAGAGTTTAAGTTTGACTTTTTATCTAATTTTGTGCCAAGAGCCACAGTCAATTGCAGGATTTTTATGAGTGCCGTTCAAGCGGCTAGAATGTCTGATACCATTTCTAACACTTATGCAGCCTTTTTAAAGTCTTAAACTCCCGCAGCAGATTTACTTGACTTCATCGCTGCCACCGACCGGGCGGCTACGCTGGTGGTTTTAGGTGCAGCGGGTGCAGCGGGTGCAGCGGGTGCTTTCTGGGTGGCGAGATGTTTTTGTTGTTTGCCAAGATCTCTTAAAACAGGGGATAATGTTTTCGACAAGTCAGGGGAAAGCTTTATGGCAGCATTTAAATTGGAAATTGCGTTACCAATCATTGGGGCAGGATCTTTTCCTTTTCCCATCGCTACGTTTAAAGCTCTTTTCCCACCTTCTATAGCTCCTTGTCCAACACCACTGACGGCGGTATCTAAAGCACGTTTTCCAACGGCAACGCCAGCGTTTACAATGCCTTTAGCGGCTCTTCCAGCCAAGTTTCCTAAAACCCCTTCTTCCACAACACCTTGAGATTCTAGGTATTCTAATATTTGTACGGCTTCTTCAATATTTCTATTAATGCAATATTTTTTAAAGGTCATTGTTTTCTCCAAGGCATTGATATTCTAGTATATTATTTATACTTTGATGTATGTTTTTGATGTCAATCTACCGCAATAATTGGCGTGGCATTAGGATCAGTCGTAACAGTCTTAGACGCATGCACTGTGGTGCCATTTGTTCTTTTTATCTTCCATGTTGATCCTGCAATACTTGATTCTAAAGTTGCTAGTATAATTGTCGCCAATGAATGTTCTGGCGCTGTAGCCTCAACATTAGAAACACTTCTAGATAGAATAGCATCTGCTATTTCATTAGAAGCAGATGCTTCTAGAGTGCCAGAAGTTATAGATCCTGTGACTTCAACGCCATTGTCTACAAGCACTGTTCCCATGGATATGACTATATCTGAATCATTGTCGTCATGTATTCTAATTCTTAGTTTGGTAGACCCCAGGCCGCTTATACTTGCTGTATATGATCCTTTGTTCTCATTGGCCCCCTCAGCGAGAGATATTTTTTTATCACTCAAACTAGGGCTTGCTGCATAGTCGCTAGTAGTATTATTCCAAAAGTAACCATCGTTTATTCGTTCGATTGTTGCGAATAATGTTTCGTCTGGAAAATCGGTTATGTCAAGAATAAATGCCATTAATTAGGGACTTCCTCTGAGGTGATAAGATTTTCACTAGATGCGACGATTGCATCCCATTGAGCCAAGGCGCCTTCGATAGCTTGCTCTTTTGCAACCGTCATAGAGTAAGACTTAACGACCTCTGATATGAAATCAATGACAACCTGTCTGGTGAATTCTCCCTTTGATACTGGGTTTGGTATCATTTTAGGATTTGATTCACTTATTGTTTCTGTTGTGATGAATTCAGGATTTTCAATTTCTTCTAAATATCCATATTGAGAACACGCAGCACTATGAACCAATTCTTGCAATTCATCGGGGTATGTAAAGGTTACGCTAGGCATTTTGTTTCCTCTTAACTAATGTTTTATATAATATATATGAAGCCCTAGGGCTTTTCTGTCTATTTCAAGTCTGATTCTAATTTTCTTATGTCATCAACAACGCCCTGTTCCATTTCGTCGCTAATGTCCAATTTAAAAAAATCTCTTCCATCTACATTCTTTTTAAATGTTGTCGCTTCATCTTTATAGCCTAGTATTTCCAACGTACAGAGAGTTCTTAAACACTTCTTACAGTCTGTGCAATTATAGTCTTGATTTTTGTTTATGTGGCAAACTCTTAGATACTCCAAGCATCTGAGATCATGATTGGTTATGAATTTAACCTTGTCTGTTCTGCTTAAATCCCCATCATGTCTGATTTTTAACACACTGGATGAGTAATGCTTGTCTAGAAAGAAGTGTGAACCCCATTTAAAATCATCGTTTGACTTAAAGGTGCTTGGCATCATGAATTTATTAAATATATTAGACAAACCATAAGCGACATTAAATATAGCGGCTCCATGAAGATAATTGCCCCAATCAAACCCTTTGCCGTGGTTGGCCTCATTTTTCAAATCTGTTTCGCATAAAATTAGCCTTTTTCCATAAATTTTAGATACTTCCTTAAGTTTTTTTAAAGTTGTTTCTAGCAAAGTGTTTTGTTTTTTTCTGATGTCAAAACCAACTACAAACATGATACTGTCTATGTTTTCTAAATTGGCATACAGAGTATAGAAGCTATCGACCCCCATGGTGAACGATGCTAGATTCCTGCTGTTTTCGATCTGAACTGCTGAGTCTGCGGGGGGAGCTTTAATGTCTAACTTGAGATCATTGTCATCATGCCACCTTCTGAAGACACCTACTAGATTTTGTACGCTATCTAAATATTTTTGGTCAACTGGTATATCTGTCTCAATTCTGGCTCCGGTCAAAATACAGTGAGGTATAAAGACGCTGATTAACCCCTCTACCCCCGCATACAGATTATCAATTTTTGATAGAAACTTATTTGTGAATGAGTATTTTTGGTTATCGTATAAGTATTCGTATGTAATTTTACTGAATGTATTGTGAAATTCAACAAGTGGTTGTAATATTCGAATTTTACTCACTGGTTACTTATTTCATCTGTATAAAGGCATCCAAGCTCTTTTAGATATTCATCAAACATAGTCTTGTTTTTGTGATAATACATTGGCAATAGTGTTACTTTTGACTTCATGGCGATGCCACAAATAGCAAAATGAAGCCTGTCTGTTGTTATGCGATCATATTTTGCTGCGTACTCCCAGTACTGAATGGGGGTATGACAGAAGGAAGCCGGATCTTTCCTCTGCTCTCTTGGAATATAAATAAAGACACTCTCGTTGGTCGCTCTTAAAAACCGCTCATCGCCAGACTTTTCACACTCTATTTCTGGAAAGTCAAAGCCTAAAGCTAAGTCAGGCACTATCTCTCCTTTTCCAATTATGTCCCTGCTTTTAGACTCCCTGAAGAACAACCTCTCAAAAGGCAACTCTTCTTTCCTGAATACGGATTGGGGAAGCATCCAGCAGGGTGTTCCAGATTCATATGCTTTTCTTCTTATGGCGGCACACTTTGGGTATCCGACATTGCCTCCAGCAAAGAGTAGTAGCTTATCGCACTTCGGAATAGGGTCTTCGGCTAAAGGGTTTACCGTAAAATGGTCTATGTCAAATTCGTCGCAAAGTTGTCTTGTGGCCAAATAAAGCAAGTCGTCGCCAACGTTTCCAACACCGTCTACGATTCCAATACGAAGCCCCTTAAGCTCGCCAAATATAGGTTCAAATTTAGACAATTCTAACAATCTCATTTATCATACCCACCTGTCTGAAAATCACTATAGTGCAGGTAATATATCAGTTCCTTTTGTTTTTCTTCTAACTGAAAGTTATCAGACTCTTTTGATTTGTTCTCATGAGGAAAATTGTACTTATCGTTAAACAACGATAAGTCTTTGAGTTCCTGCTCTATGTTTTCAACTTTAATCAGTTTATCGTATTTATAGACTTTGGTTGCCGGGAATTGTATTAGTTGTTTTGAGTTATTGAATAAAAAATCGTCAAAGGAAAGTCCTCCATCATATTTTAATGCATGTTTCCATTGGCTTATTACTCTGTCGTAAGGGTTTCTTATTGGCAGAACCTTAGTATAGTGAGTGGATACTTTTGGAAACCAATTCGTATGCCCTAGAGATGGTGCACGATCAAATTCTTTTAAATCATTATCTAGATAGGGAACCGGCCCCTGTACAAACTTAAACTGGTTTCCCCGTCCGAAAACTCTATGATCCAGAAGGTACTTAGCCAGTGACGTGCTGTAGTTCTTAAATGGTTGCCACACGATCATCTCCAGCTTTTCGTTGATTAGCATGGACGCCACCAGCTTGGTCTGAATTTTTCCATCGTAGAATCGTCATCTTTTGGTTTTGGCGGATTAAAGAAAGAATAATCTCCTTTAGTCAACCTGCTTAACAATTCAAGTCTGTACTTGATCGGTTTAGAACCGTTTAAATGAATGAAATAAGCATCTTCTATCTTATTCCAAAAATTTGAATCAATGAATTCCAAGTTATATCTCCAGTCTATTATCTCGAATTCATCGTCTTTTAAGTTTAACAACAGATAGTCTTGATCAAAACACCACCTTTTAGCATAGGGGTTCGGAGGTTGGGAATACTTGCAGGCCAAACTCTTTGGGAACAGCATTACCCCTCCATTCGGCTGCACCGCTCTGTTGTTTTTAGCGAGGTGTGAATACTCTTCAATGGCATTCTGTCTTTCTCTTAACATTCCTTCTAATAGTTTATCATAAGATTCTTCGAGAATGTCCCACTCATTAGCAAAGCAAACCTTATCTGACTTGAAATTTTTGTAAATATTTGGAGCGTCATCCTTAATTACTACGTCGCAATCAAGATACAAGGTGTGTTCGTAATTTTCTACAACCTGCCTTAATCTGAATTTGTTATACATGGGCCAGTCGGGTGATTTGTCTCCTTTAAGTTCTACATAATCAGCTTTGCATCTTTTTGCGTATTTTATAATGTTTCCTCTCGTGATATTAAGCTGATCCATTGCCTGTTTGTTTGCCGGAATTACACAAATGGCCAAGTCAGATTTCTTTTCAGGCAATGTGTCGTTGAGTGATATTGGATCAACTAAGTCTAAAGGGGGTGGAAGTTGTTTTGTATTGTTTGGATAAATGTTTGGATAAACGTTTGGACAAATGACAAGCTTCTTCGTTTCTGCTCTTATCAAAGCAGCTTCTGCCGTTTCGCTCTCTACAAAGAACTTAGCGTCTGACTCATAAAAAACTTTAGATTTGAAGGATGCCGCTTCTTTTACATGATTTTTGTTTCTTACTTCTTCCTTCTCTGTGGGATACATTTTTAAGAACCCATATTTAATACCATATCGCTTTAGCCAATCTTCTGTAATTGATCGATATTTTTCTAAGCGTGCAGTAGCTATGCCTTTGCAACGTGTCTTGGGTATCCTGTGATAAAAAGGTTTTACATTTTTTATATAGCGAATATAAGATTCTTCATCCTGACATTCTGATGGCACGTTTGGCGAGAGAATTCCGTCTAAATCAAATAGCGAATTTTCAGTATGGTTGGACTTAAAGAAGTGCCATTCAAGTAGATGTGGACTATTTAATTCTTTGCCAAAAATATCAACCTTTTCTATAAGGTCGGGTCTTACATAAAGTGCGCCATAATAATAATTATTGCCAAGGGATGTCTTTATTTTTTCTAAAGTGCCGCCGCCAAATACTGTATCATCTAACACCAATGACTTTCCAGAACTCGGTTCGTAACCCGACATCCTGTCCCCGCCAAATTCAGATATAGAATTACAAGGAACAATTTCACCTTGGCTTAAAGTATAAAGCGGCAAGTTCAAGAGTGTAGCACAAATAGAAGACACAAGCATTCCAGATCGTGGTATGCCAACAATTCCAGAGATTTGCATTGTTGATATTTTGGGAATTAAAAGATTAACACAATCGTCCACCATAGCTTTACATGTAATGAAAAAACTTTCATCCCGTAATCTCATTTTTCTATCGTGTTTTTTATCGCAAGTTATTTTATATTCTTCTCTTTTTTTTTGGGTAGCATTTTGACACCATTGCCAATTAGGAGGACTATATGTCATTTCCTGTCTAAAGAATTCACAAAATCCTGATTGTGGGCACTGGCATTTATTCATTTACTACCCCTGCGGCGATTTTATCTTGAATTAATAGATCGGCAGCAGGTCTCAATGATAATGGTTTCCTTAGATCTACTTCCTTGTTGGTGTTTCTTATGTCGTCTACGTCTAGAGATAGAGTTGAAGTAAGATCCCAATATGGAACTTGATACTTTCTCTTGTGTAGAATCTCGTTGTATTCTTCGTCTGTTCCTTCGTCATGAACAATGAGAATAGACGAAAGTCTTTCACCTATGAATTCATTTGAGGACTCAGATAGTACACATCCACAAGTACAGTCCAAGCAGGCGTTGTGAACAGGAAGGTCTGTATGATCGTGTGCATGACCATGTGCACAGCAACTCATAGGTAAAAACATTCTTTTTTCAATATCACTAAGTGGAAAATGGATATGATCTGACTGCAAGAAATTTGTATGTGTTTCTATATCATTCCATATTGAATCGACATCTATATCACTTCTGGATTTACCATACCAATACTCTAATCCATTAGACCTAAACATTAAATGCTTCTTGTTTTTTAACCGTCTTGAAACATATTGATAAACATCTATACGTTCTCCATCGGCATCCATGTTTGTGTTTATGGTTTTTTGCTCATCTGTAACCAGATTAGTTCTTAGTACGTCATTAGAATTGACTCGCTCGAACTTATAAGTCTTAGTCTTCTCTAAAAACTTAATCAGCAGCGGGTCGGCAGACCTTGAGCCATCCGTATCCAATCCAAAATTGTTCACATGACATTTGTGTTGGGCATGGCAGGCATATATTCCCTGCATAGAAAAGGCCTGTACTATATCTCCATCCTTATAAGACGTAGAAGAAGGCCCATCATTTACTTTTACTACAATTTCCATCTTCTCTCCTAATCTAAAAACATCATAAAGGCCGGTGAGCCAGCTTCTGAAACACTCGCTTGATCTGCCCCTATATCCCAAGTGACGCCTGTAGCATCTCTATCAACACCATCTATATCTATGTTAACTTCATTTGTAGTCCCTAAGTCAACTCCCGCTTCTAGGCATACCGAATCCGTATCTATATGTAAGTCTTCTGACCCAACGCCCGTTGAAACAAAATCTATTTCAGCCAAAGTTTTTCCAATTAAGCCACTAGTATCATCCAGTGCTTGTCCCATATCTTCTGCGTCATAGGTTGCATGAGTTGTATCGTCTGAAAGGTTATTGGCTGTATTTATTGTGCTGCCTGACGTTGTTTTCCAATATGCCCTCGCTAGAGTGGAAGCCCCAACTACAGTCAGTAGAGAAACTATATTGTTCTTTACATTCGCTACAGCAGAAGATGGATTGCCACAAATAATTGCCGAGGATACCTTGCTACTGCCCGCACAGGTAAGCTTATAAATAGTGTTATTATAAATATTGGAAATTCCAGCCCATTGGTTCACATTTATAGCAGATGTACTATCATTATTTGTCTCTACTATTTCATATATAATATTATTCTGTACAGTTAAAGTATCAGTGGAAGCACCTGCCCCTATTGTATGAATGGTATGAGGGCCATTAGAACCCGGATTTCCGCCTTTATCATGAACCAACATGTTCCTGAGAATGAAATCGTCATTGGTTCCCGTAAGAACTACTGTTTTATTGGTGTTGGTTGAATCCAAACTCGCAAGACTTATATCTAGCCATTCAATGGTAAGATTGTCTATAGCAACTCTAATAATACCTTGATCATGACCAGACCCAGTAGTTGGCTTCCATAGAACACCACTTTCTGCTGTGCCATCATGTCTATCATCAGAGTTCACAGTTAGCTTAACAGAAGACAAACTTTGTTTGTCGCTGAAGTTTACCGTATTGTCAGTAAAAGTTGAGTCTGCATGACACTCTCCAACAACATCATGGTCAGTTTCCCAATATGTTGGAGAAGCGTCGTCAACCATAGCTTCAAATAAAGTGATTGTGCTGAAAGCTCTTTTGAAAACCATAGGAGCCTGAGTTCCGCTACCACTACTACCGCCACCAGTATAAAGACCAAGAGGAGAGTGATCAAGCTTGTCTCCCGTGTCAGTCAAATACTGTAAGGTTATATCCGAACCACTAATAGCCGTGACAAGAAAAGTATAGTCAGAAGCATTCCCTCCTCCAGCATCTTCAGTGTCCATGAATCCAATATCGCCAACATCTATGCCACTCGGAGTGGTGCCGAATGTGACGGTATAAAGAGGCCCAGCACCAGAAGACGCTCCAGGAGTTTCTGTGTCTATACTTTGATTTGAACCTATACTTACAGTAGTAGTAGCCATTATACATTCTGTCCTACAACAAACCCATCGTATGTATCTGCTCCGGTAACAATAAACCCAACTACATCTGCCTTGCTTGCTGTTGTAGTTAACGTAGGGGCAGAACCTCCGGCCCATTTGATTGTACCAAACCACGTCACGGTTCTACTTCCTGTTCCATCTTGTAGTATTCTAATTATGAATCTCTGACCTGCTGTTTCATTTGATATGGCAAACGTCCTATTGCCACCCAGAGTAACTGTATGCATGTTTGCTTCATTCACATCAAAGGTAACCGTAGTCCCGTCTGTGTTGGCTTTAAGGGCGGGTTTAGTTGCTTTAGAAAAAGTAGTTACCTGCGCACTGCTAATTGAAATAGCCGTTGTGTTATTGGTTTTAATACCTAGACTATTATCGCTATGCTCATAACAAATCTGGCCTATATCGGAATCAGCAGTGTCTCCAAAATAGATTCGACACTTTCCAGCGACTCCTGACTTAAGTCTAAGTTGAGCATCTTCATCATCATTGACAGCAGAAGAGTCAATAGTAATATAAGCAGCGCCATCGCCAGTTATTCTTTTGAAACTTGCAAGCAACCCAGCATTTTTCTCTACTGTAAGCCCTGCTAAAGTTCCTACTGAAGTGATGGCAGTTTGGGCTGCTTGTGTAACAGTGAGAGCAGTGCCACTAGCGTTGCCCGTGACATCGCCAGTTATGTCTCCGACAAAAGCAGTACTGGTTATTGAGGTGGCCCCAGTAACAACCCCAGCATCTATAACTATGGCACCATCAAGGACAATTTGCTGACCGGAAAGCGGGGTAATGTTTAAGTCTGTTCCGGCTGTTGAGGATATAGTGTTTCCATCAATGGTGATGTTGTCTACAGCCAGTGCGGTCAGAGTCCCTACTGAAGTGATGGCAGTTTGGGCTGCTTGTGTAACAGTGAGAGCAGTACCGCTTGCGTTGCCTGTAACATCGCCAGTTATGTCTCCGACAAAAGCTGTACTGGTTATTGAGGTGGCTCCCGTAACAACGCCCGCATCTATAACTATGGCACCATCAAGGACAATTTGCTGACCGGCAAGAGGGGTAATGTTTAAGTCTGTTCCGGCTGTTGAGGATATAGTGTTTCCATCAATGGCGATGTTGTCTACAGCCAGTGCGGTCAGAGTCCCTACTGAAGTAATGGCAGTTTGGGCCGCTTGTGTAACAGTGAGGGCAGTGCCACTTGCATTACCCGTGACATCGCCAGTTATGTCTCCGACAAAAGCAGTACTGGTTATCGAGGTCGCCCCAGTAACAACCCCAGCATCTATAACTATGGCACCATCAAGGACAATTTGCTGACCGGCAAGAGGGGTAATGTTTAAGTCTGTTCCGGCTGTTGAGGATATAGTGTTTCCATCAATGGCGATGTTGTCTACAGCCAGTGCGGTCAGAGTCCCTACTGAAGTAATGGCAGTTTGGGCTGCTTGTGTAACAGTGAGAGCAGTGCCACTAGCGTTGCCAGTTAAGTCGCCAGTTATGTCACCCACAAAAGATGTTGCGGTTAACGCTCCACTACTAGAATTAAATGCTAGATTAGTGCCAGACTTTGGGCCTAAGTTACCAGTCACAGCGGTGACAAATAATGGAAAACATGTCGTATCGGAAGACTCGTCAGCTACAGTTACGGTGGTCGCAATAGTCGCAGTTCCTGTTGTGTCTTGGTTAAGAGTGGGGAACGTGCAGTTTGCAAGATTTCCAGATGCGGGCGTCCCTAGCACAGGCGTTACTAATGTCGGACTGGTGCCAAAGACTAATGCTCCACTTCCTGTTTCGTTTGATATTACTCCTGCTAATTGAGCAGAAGTAGTAGCAGCCATGACTGAAAGATTGTTGCTAGTATAAACTCCGTTTGTCACTGCCCCTGCTGTCAAGCTTGCCGCAGTTCCACTTATGTTAGTTCCCACTAATGCAGAGGGTGTCCCTAATGCAGGTGTTACTAAAGTAGGACTAGTGCCAAAGACTAATGCTCCACTTCCTGTTTCGTCTGATATTACTCCTGCAAGTTGCGCAGAAGTTGTAGCGGCCATGACCGAAAGATTGTTGCTAGTATAAACTCCGTTTGTTACTGTATCAGCGTTGCCAGTTAAGGCTCCTTCTATATCCGCAACTAAAGTAGCTTTTGCATAACCTGTTCCAGAAGTGTTTACTGTAGTAGTTGGTTCGGCCTGTAGATCTTTGAAGAGCTTAAACTTACCGGAATCATTGGCGTCTCTAAATAATCCCGCATAAAGATCCTGACTGCCAGAGGTGTCATAAAGACCGTAGAAGCCAATATCAACACTGTCGGCTCCGTTGTTTCCACTGGCTAATATAATTAACGGGTCTTCAACACTAAGAGTAGCCGTATTAACTGTGACGGTATCTCCATTGACAGTTAAGTCCCCTGCAATGGTTACATCATCTGGAAGCCCAATAGTTACTGTGCCAGCCGCTTCAACGACAGTAACCTCATTGGTCGTCCCAGAAAAAGTCATGGTTCCCCCCAAAGCAACTGGGGAAGTATTTGAACCATCACTAACAGTAATGGAAGAATTGGCCAACATCGTGTTGCTAACAGTTCCGCTATCTGTAGTATAAACACCGTTTGTGACTGCACCTACTGTCAAATTTGCCGCAGTTCCGCTTATGTTAGTTCCCACTAATGCAGAGGGTGTCCCTAATGCCGGTGTTACTAAAGTAGGACTAGTGCCAAAGACTAATGCTCCACTTCCTGTTTCGTTCGATATTACTCCTGCAAGTTGCGCAGAAGTTGTAGCGGCCATGACCGAAAGATTGTTGCTAGTATAAACTCCGTTTGTTACTGTATCAGCGTTGCCAGTTAAGTCACCAGTTATATCACCCACAAAAGATGTTGCGGTTAACGCTCCACTACTAGAATTAAATGCTAGATTAGTGCCAGACTTTGGGCCTAAGTTACCAGTCGCAGCGGTGACAAATAATGGAAAACATGTCGTGTCAGAAGACTCGTCGGCCACGGTTACGGTAGTTGCAATAGTCGCAGTTCCTGTTGTGTCTTGGTTAAGAGTGGGGAACGTGCAGTTTGCAAGATTTCCAGATGCGGGCGTCCCTATCGCAGGTGTTACTAATGTTGGACTAGTGCCAAAGACTAATGCTCCACTACCTGTTTCGTTTGATATTACTCCTGCTAATTGAGCAGAAGTAGTAGCGGCCATAACCGAAAGATTGTTAGATGTATAAACTCCATTGGTTACCGTATCAGCGTTTCCTGTTAAAGCTCCGACAAAAGCAGTGCTGGTTATTGAGGTTGCTCCAGTTACTACGCCTGCATCTATGCTAATCGTACCATCTAACAAGATTACTGAACCAGCAGCAGGTTCAAGGTTTATTGCTTCGCCTGAGTCTAAAGTTAACGCACCTGCTGAATCTATGTCTACCATTCCGTCAGCGGTGATTTGTATATTTGCTGCATCCGCAGTTGCATCAGTTGTAACAATAGACAAAGAGCCGTCAGCACCGGCGGTAAACACGGCTGTATCATCGGCACTTCCGGTCATCGTGATAACCTTGCCGTCTATAACAACATCGTCAACTGTTAGTGCTGTTAAGTCTCCCAATGAAGTAATAGCAGTTTGAGCAGCACCAGTAACTGTGGCAGCAGTACCGCTGGCGTTTCCAGTTAAAGCTCCGACAAAAGCAGCACTAGTCAATGTTCCTGAATTAGGATTATACGTCAAGCCCGTGTCGGTTTCTGCACCTTGCGAACCAGTTGCTCCATCCACAAATACAGGGTATACGGTTTCGTTAGTGCTATCATTGGCGCTCACTGTAAAGTTAGTGGCAACCGTAGCAGTACTTGCCGTCCCAGTAAGCGGGCCAGTTAGTCCGGTTGCAGTCAACATTCCTGTGCCAGCATTATATGTAATGCCTGCATCTGTCTTTGGCCCAAGATCGCCAGTGGCTGATTCAAAAAGAGCCACAAAAGAACTAGTGTCTGTTGTGTCGGCCACAGTAATAGTAGTTGGAGTCCCAGAGGCGGTTGCTGCCGCAGCCCAAGAAAGGGTTCCATCACCATCAGTAGTAAGTTGTTGTCCATCCCCACCATCAGCAGCAGGCAGCACATAGATTTGGCCATCAGTTGCATCTGGAGCCTTGAAGCCAACATAGTTGGTTCCATTGGCGGCTAGTTCCAAGAACCTAATTTCTCCGGTGTTCCCAGCACTTGTTCCATGGGGACTTAATTCAACCGCATTCTGGATGCTTGAATTTACTGCGCCCACTGTCAAGTTTGCCGCAGTTCCGCTTATGTTGGTTCCTACTAATGCAGAGGGCGTCCCTAATGCAGGCGTTACTAAAGTAGGACTGGTGCCAAAGACTAATGCCCCACTTCCTGTTTCGTCCGATATTACTCCTGCAAGCTGTGCAGAAGTAGTAGCAGCCATGACCGAAATATTGTTAGATGTATAAACACCATTGGTTACTGCTCCTGCTGTTAAGCTTGCCGCAGTTCCACTTATGTTGGTTCCCACTAGTGCAGAGGGCGTCCCTAATGCTGGAGTAGTCAAAGTAGGACTGGTGCCAAAGACTAATGCCCCACTACCTGTTTCGTCCGACATTACTCCTGCCAATTGAGCAGAAGTAGTAGCGGCCATGACTGAAAGGTTATTGCTAGTATAAACACCGTTTGTCACAGTATCTGCATTGCCAGTTAAGTCTCCAGTTATATCACCCGCAAACCCAGTCGCCGTTAAAATTCCCGTGCTAGAATTAAACGCTAAATTAGTACCAGATTTTGGAGCTAAATTCCCAGTTGCCGCAGTAACGAAGACTGGAAAACATGTGGCATCAGAAGATTCATCGGCCACAGTTATAGTAGTCGCAATAGCCGCAGTGCCAGTCGTATTTTGATTAAGAGTTGGGAACGTGCAGTTTGTTAGAGTTCCAGATGCTGGTGTCCCTAAGGCAGGTGTTACTAAAGTAGGACTAGTGCCAAAAACTAATGCTCCACTTCCTGTTTCGTCCGATATTACTCCTGCAAGTTGGGCAGAAGTTGTGGCAGCCATGACTGAAAGGTTGTTGCTAGTATAAACACCGTTTGTTACAGTATCAGCGTTTCCAGTTAAGTCTCCGACAAAAGCAGTGCTGGTTATTGAGGTGGCCCCTGTCACCACGCCCGCATCTATAACTATGGCACCGTCAAGGACAATTTGCTGACCGGAAAGCGGGGTAATGTTTAAGTCTGTTCCGGCTGTTGAGGATATAGTGTTTCCATCAATGCTGATGTTGTCTACAGCCAGTGCGGTTAGAGTTCCTACGGAAGTGATGGCAGTTTGGGCTGCTTGTGTAACGGTGAGAGCAGTACCGCTTGCATTGCCTGTAACATTACCCGTAAGCGGTCCTGAAAAAGCAGTTGCACTTAGTGTCCCAGTGCCAGCATTATATGTAATGCCTGCGTCCGTCTTTGGCCCAAGATCGCCAGTAGCGGATTCGAAAAGGGCCACAAAAGCAGTAGTATCTGTTGTGTCAGCTACGGTAATAGTAGTTGGAGTCCCAGCGGCGGTTGCTGCCGCAGCCCAAGAAAGAGTCCCATCGCCATCAGTAGTAAGTTGTTGTCCATCACTACCATCAGCAGCAGGAAGCACATAGATTTGGCCAGCAGTTGCATCTGGAGCCTTGAAACCAACATAGTTGGTTCCATTGGCGGCTAGTTCTAAAAATCTAATTTCTCCGGTGTTTCCAGCACTTGTTCCATGGGGACTTAATTCAACCGCATTTTGGATACTTGAATTTACTGCTCCTGCTGTTAAGTTTGCCGCAGTTCCACTTATGTTAGTTCCCACTAATGCAGATGGAGTTCCTAGCGCAGGCGTAACTAAAGTAGGACTGGTGCCGAAGACTAATGCCCCACTACCCGTTTCGTCTGATATTACTCCTGCTAATTGAGCAGAAGTTGTAGCGGACATGACCGAAAGGTTGTTGCTAGTATAAACGCCGTTTGTTACTGCTCCTGCTGTTAAGTTTGCCGCAGTTCCACTTATGTTAGTTCCCACTAATGCAGAGGGTGTCCCTAAGGCAGGTGTTACTAAAGTAGGACTGGTGCCGAAGACTAATGCTCCACTACCCGTTTCGTCCGATATTACTCCTGCTAATTGAGCAGAAGTTGTGGCAGCCATGACCGAAAGGTTGTTGCTAGTATAAACTCCATTGGTTACCGTATCAGCATTTCCTGTGACATCGCCAGTTATGTCACCTGCAAATCCAGTCGTCGTTAAAATTCCCGTGCTGGAATTAAATGCTAGATTGCTTCCAGATTTTGGAGCTAGATTTCCCGTGGCGGCAGTAACAAACAAAGGGAAACATGTGGCATCAGAAGATTCGTCGGCCACGGTTACAGTAGTTGCAATAGTTGCTGTCCCAGTTGTATCTTGATTTAGAGTAGGGAACGTGCAGTTTGTTAGAGTTCCAGATGCTGGAGTTCCTAAAGCAGGAGTTACTAGTGTTGGACTGGTGGCAAAAACTAATGCTCCACTTCCTGTTTCGTCTGATATTACTCCTGCTAATTGAGCAGAAGTTGTGGCAGCCATGACCGAAAGGTTGTTAGTAGTATAAACACCGTTTGTCACGGTGGTGGCATTCCCAGTAAGTGGGCCAGTTAGTCCGGTTGCGGTCAACATTCCTGTGCCAGCATTATATGTGATGCCTGCGTCTGTCTTTGGCCCAAGATCGCCAGTGGCTGATTCAAAAAGAGCCACAAAAGAACTAGTGTCTGTTGTGTCGGCCACAGTAATAGTAGTTGGAGTCCCAGAGGCGGTTGCTGCCGCAGCCCAAGAAAGGGTTCCATCACCGTCAGTAGTAAGTTGTTGTCCATCGCTGCCATCAGCAGCAGGCAGCACATAAATTTGAGAATCATCTGTCCCAATTGCATCTGGAGCCTTGAAACCAACATAGTTGGTTCCAGTGGCTGCTAATTCTAAAAACCTAATTTCTCCAGTGTTCCCAGCACTTGTTCCATGGGGACTTAATTCAACCGCATTTTGGATACTTGAATTTACTGCGCCCACTGTCAAGCTTGCCGCAGTTCCGCTTATGTTAGTTCCCACTAATGCAGAGGGCGTCCCTAATGCGGGCGTTACTAAAGTAGGACTAGTGGCAAAGACTAATGCTCCACTTCCTGTTTCGTCCGATATTACTCCCGCCAGTTGTGCAGAAGTTGTAGCGGCCATGACTGAAAGGTTATTGCTGGTATAAACCCCGTTTGTCACTGTCCCTGCTGTTAAGCTTGCCGCAGTTCCACTTATGTTGGTTCCTACTAATGCAGATGGAGTTCCTAAGGCAGGAGTTACTAGTGTTGGGCTAGTGCCGAAGACTAATGCCCCACTACCTGTTTCGTCCGACATTACTCCTGCTAATTGAGCAGAAGTTGTAGCGGCCATGACCGAAAGGTTATTGCTAGTATAAACACCGTTTGTTACAGTATCAGCATTGCCAGTTAAGTCGCCAGTTATGTCACCCGCAAACCCAGTCGCCGTTAAAATTCCCGTGCTGGAATTAAATGCTAAATTAGTACCAGATTTTGGAGCTAAGTTCCCAGTTGCCGCAGTAACGAAGACTGGAAAACATGTGGTGTCAGAAGATTCGTCGGCCACGGTTACGGTAGTCGCAATAGTTGCCGTACCAGTTGTATCTTGATTAAGAGTCGGGAACGTGCAGTTTGTTAGAGTTCCTGACGCTGGAGTTCCTAAGGCAGGAGTAACTAAAGTGGGGCTAGTGGCAAAGACTAATGCTCCACTGCCTGTTTCGTCCGATATTACTCCTGCTAATTGGGCAGAAGTTGTAGCGGCCATGACCGACAGGTTGTTAGTAGTATAAACACCGTTTGTCACGGTGGTGGCATTTCCAGTAAGCGGGCCAGTTAGTCCGGTTGCGGTCAACATTCCTGTGCCAGCATTATATGTGATGCCTGCGTCTGTCTTTGGCCCAAGATCGCCAGTGGCTGATTCAAAAAGAGCCACAAAAGAACTAGTGTCTGTTGTGTCGGCCACAGTAATAGTAGTTGGAGTCCCAGAGGCGGTTGCTGCCGCAGCCCAAGAAAGGGTTCCATCACCGTCAGTAGTAAGTTGTTGTCCATCGCTGCCATCAGCAGCAGGCAGCACATAAATTTGAGAATCATCTGTCCCAATTGCATCTGGAGCCTTGAAACCAACATAGTTGGTTCCAGTGGCTGCTAATTCTAAAAACCTAATTTCTCCAGTGTTCCCAGCACTTGTTCCATGGGGACTTAATTCAACCGCATTTTGGATACTTGAATTTACTGCGCCCACTGTCAAGCTTGCCGCAGTTCCGTTTATGTTGGTTCCTACTAATGCAGAGGGCGTCCCTAATGCAGGCGTTACTAAAGTAGGACTGGTAGCAAAGACTAATGCCCCACTGCCTGTTTCGTCCGACATTACTCCTGCTAATTGAGCAGAAGTAGTAGCAGCCATGACCGAAAGATTGTTAGTAGTATAAACACCATTGGTTACCGTATCAGCGTTGCCAGTAACGTCGCCAGTTATATCACCCGCAAACCCAGTTGCCGTCAAAATTCCCGTGCTAGAATTAAATGCTAGATTAGTTCCAGACTTTGGAGCCAAGTTGCCAGTTGCCGCAGTAACAAACAAAGGAAAACATGTGGTGTCAGAAGATTCGTCGGCCACGGTTACGGTAGTCGCAATAGTTGCCGTACCAGTTGTATCTTGATTAAGAGTCGGGAACGTGCAGTTTGCAAGATTGCCAGATGCTGGCGTCCCTAATGCTGGGGTGACTAAAGTAGGGCTAGTGGCAAAGACTAATGCCCCACTTCCTGTTTTGTCCGACACTACTCCTGCTAATTGAGCAGAAGTAGTAGCAGCCATGACCGAAAGATTGTTAGTAGTATAAACGCCGTTTGTCACTGAGGCAGCATTCCCAGAATATCCAGAAGAAGTAATAGCCCCCAATGAAACTCCAGCGTCGGCAAACTGAATGGTTCCGCCGTCTGCGTCTAGCGTTATATTTTCGCTTGAATCGACAGTAAGAGGCCCAGCAACAATTGTGTCCAAGCTGGAAATTGTTAAGTCGCCATTTGAATATGTTACATCGGACAAATCATTTAAAGCACTGGCACCGCCGCCACTGGCATTGGCCCAAGAAGGAACTCCACTAGCAAGTGTTAAAACTTGGTCATTGCTTCCCTTGGCGAGTCTTATATAATTAGTACCGTCGTAGTACATGATGTCGCCACCAGCATCTGAGCCTAGAGCGATCATCGTTCCATCGACAGAATTGGCTTGAATCGTTGCCGTGCCAGTTACATCGCCAGATCCAGTGAAACTTGCAGATGTCCATACGACATCTCCTGTCATTCCAATCGTTCTACCAGTTGCCA